TTAATCCGCCCGTGGTATGTCTGCTGGCTGGTGATCGGGCCGCCGATCTGACCATATAAAAACTGCCAGTAGCCGAACATGCTCCTCACAGACCCAGACCACATCCCCCGCTTTTTCAAATCTCGCCAGGGCACCGGTGCGCGCCGGAGCGGAACGCATAATTAAACTGACGCCTTTGGTCGCGGGACGATTGCAATATAAACACAACTGCCCAGAAGAATTTTTCATAAGCACCTCCGTTTTACTTGTTATAGCATTTTTTCGACAATTTGCAGGCAATTGTTTGACAAGTAATAAAAAGCCTATCTATGGCCTACAGGCCTTGTAACACAGTTGTAACGTGAGCACTTAAAAGGTAACGTATAATTAGAGCACGTCATACAAACATTGGAAACGAGGTATGAGCAACGAGGAAGAGCTCCGTGATTTTTTCATTGTTGTTCGGAGAGCGCTGTTATTAATTGTAGGATGGATTGAGAAACGCTATAAATTAGCCAAAACTGAATAATAGGGCCGCATCTTTTTAGATCCCGCCCACCGTACGAGAGCCGCCGGTGCTTGCACCGCCCGCCCTTACGGTGGGCGGTTTTTATTTTTTTTAACCTCAAGGGGGTCACAATGAAACGCAGTTTGGTTGTAGCAGGATTGGTATTGGTGTTGGTGTTCGTGGTTGCCGTCGGCGGCGCCGCGGCTCAGGGCGGAGTCCCGCCGGCAATCGATCCGGGCCAAGTCCCGGCGCTCCCCGATTTTCTGCGCACTCTCGCCGGCCCGGCCGGATGGGTGCTGCTGGGCGCGTTTGTGTCGGCGATGCTGGCGCGGTGGGAATGGTTTTGTCGTCAGCCCACCGTTTTTAAGAGCCTGGTTCCGGTGGCGCTGGCGGCCGTGCTTTCGATTGGGGCTCAGTTGCTGCTCACCTATGTTCCGGTCACGTTTTGGGCAGCGATCGCGCCGTATTGGACGATTGTGGCCGGGGCGGCCGTGACATGGTTGGGGAGCCAGGGTTGGTTCCAACTGGTTGAGAAACCTGCGCAGGCCCCCAAGCTCCGGGGGGCTTCTGTATTGCAGATGGCGCGGATGATCAGTGATCAGGCGGCGAAAAAATGACTCCGCCGTCCACGCCTCCGCCAATCAACAACCAGGATCTCGACAAGCAGCTGGCGCTGCTGACGCAGACCGTAGAAGGTCTGCGTAAAGACCTGGAAACAATGGGGTTGTTGCGGGACCAATGGCTACAGGCCAATTTGGGAACCCGTGTTGAAAAGCTCGAAGAGCGCGTTACTGAAATTGAAAAACTTCTCGTCGATATGCGGCCGGCAATTCGGGGAATGACGGCGGTCGGCGGGATTGTCATTGCGTTGATCATCGGACTGCTTTGGGCCTTGCTCACTGGGCAGGCCCATGTGGTGTATCCGTGAATTCGCAGCGTTGGCCAGCAGATCCGGGCCTGGATGATGCGCTGCTGGTCATCGTCTGGATGCTGCTGATCTGGGCGATTGTCGCTGGATTGGATATGGTGGGGGGATCATGGTGAAGCGGGCGCGACGTGCGCGGCAGGAATGGAAAACTTGCTCGAATTGCGGTAGGAAATACCGCGGGTCGCGTTGCCGTAAGTGCCATCCAGGTCGCCCAGGGCGGCGGGGGCCGGGTGGTGACTATGGGGGATCTGGGGGCGGAGGCCGAGGGCGACGGGCCTCCGATGTGCTGGGGCGGGACGCGCTCCCGGTCAATGCGGATGCGGCGGCCTGCAACCAGGCCGGAGCGGCGGCCGTTTACGACGAGATCCACCCTGGATTGACCAAGGAGCAGTGGAATATCCTTACGGCGAGACTCGACTCGAATACGCAGGTAATCAATTCCCTGGATGGTGATGATGCAAGTACCCAATATGTTCTTGACTCCTGAGGAATGGGCTGAATTCCATACGTTTCTGGCTAAGGCATTGAGAGATGCCCGAAACGCATTACGGGAAGCACAACCTATTGAGCGCAAAGGCGCAGCACCGGTGCTGCGTTATTCGAAGCGGTCTCCGATTGCAATGCGGCCCATCCGACGGCATGAGGTGCAGACTGTACATAGAAGGAAGGGGCGGCGATGACTGACAAATATACTCCCAGTGATCTATTGACCATGGCTGAAGAGCTGGCTGCAATGTATATCGAGCTGGCCAATCTCAAAATAAAACGGGCAGATCCTGTCAGCGAATACGACAAGGCCTATATGGAGAGCTATGGAGATAGCTACGATCGTCACACTCAAGAAGCCATGAAGCGCATGCATAAAACCATTGAGCAGACGAAGGTGAATCTCGATGCACAGATCATCAGGTTGGAAGCCACAATCCGCGGCGCTGAGCTGCGGTTTGACGCTGCTAAGTTTATGTTTTCCCATCCCTATTACATCGGGATAGATATGGGGGCTCCTGGTGGTGATCGGTCGGTATCTCGCATCGGTGAAATAGAAAGGAGCGGCGATGAACGCCGTTAAAGCAGTTGTGCAGATTGATTCAAAAGTAATCAATGAGGCGATTGCTAAACATATCATTGAGCGTAACGACATGCTGTTGGATCAGGCAAATGCATTGAGCAACTTATACATTGCCATGACAGAGCTTGAGATCCAGATCAAGAATCCGGTTTGTGATGAATACATTGATAGGATTCATTCCTTGGGCCGTCGCTTATCTACTCGCGAAGCGACTGATGAAGAAATCGATGAATACAGCCGACTCAATAAAAACCGGGCTGAGATCGTTGCTCAACTTGAGGTAAAACGAATGAGGCTCTTAGCCCGGATCAAAGGGGAAGAGCTTCGGTATGACGCTATGAAAACCGTGGTGATTGGTAATGAGCGCTAACTATTTTGAACGGCTTCAATTCGAGCTGGCCGACAATGTCGACCGGCTCGTTGCTGCGCGGAAGCTGTTGATGGATATGGAGAATGCGCTGGCTGAGATGCAGTGGATTGCATTCAAAATTTTCTTTCTATATCCAATTGCAGCGTTGATCCATCGCATGATCGGGGACGGTCAATCTCCTAACGCGGATTACACCCGCTCATCGTTTCAATCATTGGTTGCAGCGAAGAAAACTGCACCGCAGGCAATCCGAGACGGAAAGAGATCGATCGCCACGTTGAAAGAAGAGATTGACCGACTTGAGTCGCACATTGAAGTTCTTAAGTTTGAGTTGTGGGGTGAATGATGCCACTTCGACCTTGTGCCTACCCTGGGTGCAGTGCGTTGGTGCGGCGCGGCTACTGCGAGAAACACGCAGCGGCAGCAAAGAAGCGCTTCGCACCCAGGGATCAGGAAAGCAGGGAAACCCATCAGCTTTATGGCCGGGCGTGGCAACGGCGTCGAAAGGTGCACCTGGCCGCCCATCCCTGGTGTGAGGACTGCCTGGCCAATGGGGTACACACCCCGGCCACCGACGTGCACCACGTCGTGCGGCACAAGGGTGATCCGGTTCTGTTTGCAACCAGTCCCTTGCTCTCCCTTTGCCATAAGTGCCACTCTCGCCGGACGGCGGGGGAGGTACGGCAGGGGGAGAGGGGGTAATAAAGTTTTCAAGTAGGGATTGTCGAGCGCAAGGGTGCCTCGGCGTGAAAAAAATTCCCAATGTGAGAAATTCGAGATGCCGGCGCGAAAACCACAGGGCCTGAAGGCCCGTCACGACACGAAAGACGAAATCGAGCAGCGCGAAGCTGCTGAGGCGGCGATGACTCCTGACCGAAGCCTCCCGATGAGTGCGCCGGCAAAACTGGATGGGCATGAAGTGGCCGCGGCTACCTGGCGGAGGTTAATGCGGATCTATGGGGAATTAAAGGCCCAGCTGGTCAGCTTGTTGGATATGGATCTCTTGATCCATTACTGCATTGTCTCTGAGCAGGTGGTGGAGTTGGACGCCATGCGAACGGCCTCGTTCAAGTTGTGGGCCGATCTCCAGCGGGCCTACGAGAAGCTGCCGCCAGAGATCGACTTTGACATAAAGCTCTCCTTTATTGGAAAGCTGCAACAGGCTCAGAACGATATTCGCTCACTGGATGCACGGTGCGATCAGAAGCGTCGCTTGCTACATCAGTTTGAGCAGTCGCTGTATCTGACCCCCAGGTCGCGGGCCGGGGTGTTGCCGGAAGGGAAAGACAAAGAGCCGCCCAAGGATGCCCTTGAGCAGCTGCTGGATGAAGAGTAATGTACGACGAAAAAAAGGCTGACCGTGTAGTGCGATTTTTTCAAAGCCTGAAACATACCAAGGGGACGTTTCACGGCCAGCCCTTCACGTTGCTTTCCTGGGAACGTGATGTGGTGTGCCCTGTTTATGGCACAGTCAATCAATCCGGCCTGCGGGTTGTGAAATATGTATACGTGGAGATCCCGAAAAAGAACGGGAAGAGCGAACTTTGCGCGGGCGCCGGCCTCTACCATACCTTTGCCGACGGCGAGAAAAACGGCGAGGTTTATGGGTGCGCCGCCGATCGGCAGCAGGCCAGCATTGTTTTTGATGTTGCGGTGGATATGGTCGACCAGCTCCCGGCGCTGAAGAAGCGCACGAAGCTGAGACTTAGCCAGAAACGGCTTATCGATACGGTTAGCGGAACATATTATCAGGTTCTATCAGCCGAAGCTTTTACAAAGCACGGCTTGAATTTATCCGCGTGCATCTTCGACGAGCTGCACGCGCAACCGTCCCGCGATCTGTGGGACGTGATGACCTTCGGCGCTGGCGATGCGCGCCGGCAACCGATCTGGTGGATTGTCACCACTGCCGGCGATGATCCCGATCGGGTTTCCATCGGCTGGGAACAGCACGAATATGCCATGAAGGTGTTGGCAGGAGAGGTCATCGATCCTACCTGGTTCCCGGTGATCTATAGCTACGATGGGGACGATATTTTCAACGAGGAAAATTGGGCGAAGGCCAACCCGTCCCTGGGCCATACCATCCAGGTGGAGACGATCCGAGAAGCTGCGGAAAGAGCGCGGAATAAACCCGCCGAAGAGAAGCTTTTCCGCTGGCTGCGGCTTAACCAATGGCTGACGACCAAGCTCACTACCTGGCTTCCTCTGAATTTATTCGATGAGGCGGCCGCCGCCTGGACCAACTCCGGGATAAAGCGGGCCGATCTGGCGGGCCGGATCTGCTATCTGGGGATGGACCTCTCCAGCACTACCGACCTGACGGCGCTGGCGTTGATCTTCCCCCCCCAGGGAGAGCAGCTGAACTGGGTCATCATTTGGGAAGCGTTTATTCCCCGCGAAGGGATGAAAGAGCGTGTGGCAAAGGATCACGTTCCCTATGATTTCTGGGAAAAACAGGGCTGGATCAATGTTACTGAGGGGGATGTCGTCGATTACACCCGGGTAGAGGCCAGAATATTGGAACTCAAGGCGCTCTACGATGTTCAGGAAATCGACAGTGACCCGGCCTTCGCGGCGATGTTGCTCCAGAGACTGGAGCAGGCAGGCCTGACCTGTGTCGCAGTCCCCCAGACATTTATCGGCCTCACCGACGCCATGAACCAGTTCGAGGTCGTCCTGCGGGAGCACAAAGTGGCCGTAGAGCCCAACCCCGTGGCCCGCTGGTGTTTCGGCAACACCAGCATTGCGAAAAACGGGTCTGGCCTGATCAAGTTCGTCAAAGAGAGCAAAGGAAAATCGGTGGTCAGGACAAAGAGGATCGACGTGATGGCTGCCGCGATCTCTGCGATGGCCCGGGCGAGGTTTCATAAAGTGTCTATCGATCTCAGTGAGATCGTGAAATCAAAGGACTGGGGGATGTGATGCGGAAATACATCGGGGACGTGTTGGTTGTAGTTGGATGCGCCCTTTTGATTTGGGGTACATATCAAATATGCCCCATGGCGGCCCCGATGGTGGCGGGATTGCTGGCGATCGCCGGCGGGATCGTCCTGGATGTGACCGTAGACAGTGGAACGGAGGCCCCACGTGCTCATTAAGCGCTTCTTAAATGCGGTTTTTCCCCAGGTGCCGGATGTAATGTCGGTGCCGGAGCTGGTCAATGTGACGGGCGGCTCGTCAACACTGTCGGGCCAGTCGGTGACGGCCGAAAACAGCCGGAATATTCACACCGCCTATCGGTGCATCAACATTCTATCCGACGACCTGGCAAAAATGGCCTTACAGACATTTACCAGCCGGGGAGCAGGGCAGGTGGATCGCGTGCGGCCGGATAGCCGACGGCAAAACATCGCCTGGTTATTGGAGGTCAGCCCCAACAGGTGGATGACTCCGTTCGTTTTTAACAAAACGTTGATGATGTGGTTGATAACCTGGGGGGCGGCCTATGTGTGGACCCCCAGGTTAATGCCGGGAACGCGCCGGGAGATGTTCATCCTACGGACGGACCAGGTTTATCCGTATATGAACAAGGAAGGGGATCTCTGGTATCACGTCAGTTTCTCCAATGGAGAACCCCAGTGGATTCCCTCAGTCGAGGTGTGGTCTGTGCTACTGAATTCCATCGATGGCGTTACCGGCCGCGCCCCCATATCCTACGCCAGGGAGACGATTGGTAGGCAGTTGGGGGCCCACGAAACACAATCAAAGTTCTACGCCCAGGGATTGAACCCGGGTGGCATTATGTGGATGAGTGGAGATTTGGACTTTGGCGGGCGGCAGGCAGTTCGAGACAAATTCGAGGAAGCGATCGGCGGTTCTAACAATGCTTACCGTCTGGTGGTGTTGGATAACAAAGCTACGAAATTTGAACCCATAACCATGAAGCCCGTGGATGCTCAATTCCTGGAGAGCATCCAGCAGAATGATATGGAGATTGCGAATTACTTCGGGATTCCCCTGTACAAACTGAACCAGGGGAAGCAATCGTATAACTCCAATGAGCAGGCTGATCTCGATTATCTAAAAACGACCCTGGACCCATATTTGGTCCAGTGGGAACAGGCGGCGGCGAGGTATTGGCTTTCCGAAAGCGAGCAGGATTACACCTATTTCCGGTTCAATCGGGACAGTTTGCTACGTACTGACGCCAAAACGCGGGCCGATTATCTGAATACCCGCATTATGTCCGGGCAATTAACGCCCAATGAGGCCCGCCAGATCGAGGATTTACCGCAATTCCCTGGTGGGGACAAGCACTATCTTCCGTCAAACATGGCCCAGGTCGGCCCGGATGGCGGCCTATTGATGGCCGGTCCGCAGCAGCAGAAATAAGGGGGAAATATGCAACCAATTCGATGTTTTGAGGGCAGCGCCCGGCCACAGGAGCGCTTTTGGACGTTTAAAGATGCCGCCGGTGCCGCCGAAGAGCCGGAATTGGAGCTCTACGGGGTCATCAGTGAATACTCGTGGTGGGGTGATGAAGTCACCCCCCAGATGTTTCGTGACGATCTCCAAAAATACGGCAAGGGAGGGCCTGTGACGGTGAGGATCAACTCGGTGGGCGGCGAGTTGGTAGCGGCCAGCGTCATGCGGGCCGCATTAATCGATTACAAGGGCCGGATCACGGTGCGGATCGATGGGCTGGCGGCCAGCGCTGCCACGCTTGTAGCGCTCGCCGGCGACACCATAAAAATTCAGGATTCTGGATTTTTTATGATCCATGATCCGTCGATGTCCTTCTGGTTCCAGAGTGTCAATATCGACGAGATGACGCGGATGCTGGATGAGCTGAAGCGCATTAAATCCAGCCTGGTGGATATCTACGCGGAGAAAACCGGGCTCAGTAAGGCCCGGCTGGAGAAATTATTGAGCAACGAGACCTGGCTCACCGCCAGGGAGGCCGTTGATCTCGGATTTGCCGACGAAGTGATTACCGGATCGAAAAAGGAGAAGAAACCGGATCAGGAGCCACAAAACAAGGCCTTTACCAACGTTTTACGGACCTATGCGAACGTTCCGACTGCCCTACTGACCAATGTGCAGCCGGTTAACCTGGCGGAGGAGTCGCCCGATTTGGCGCGCCTCCGCGCTGAAGCCAAAATCTTGATGGGGTGAAAACATGAGTGGTAATTTACGGCGGTTGTACGATCTGGCTAACGCGACTGCATTGCGAGTCCAAGACATTGCAACGCAGATCAACGATCACCTCGACCGAAACGAGAACGATCAGGCCATTGCGCTGCGTTCGGACCTGGACAAGGCAAAGAAAGACGCTGATGAGGCCAGCCAGCTTTATCTTTCGATGGTAGCTGCGTCCCAGGGAGAAGGCGGCGATCCGGCGCAGCGCTTCGTCCCGATGGGCGGCGACACCGAGCCGCCCCAGGTGCGCGATCTGCGGGGCTCGCGGGAGTATGTGCAGGAATTTTTTCAGGCCCTGAAGGTCGGCGCGTCTCCCAAGAGCATTCTGGGGGGAATGCACCGGGCTGAAAACTTTGGCCGGCTGCTCAACGCATTGACCGAAACCGGGGGCAGCCCGGCGGGGTCCGAGGGGGGCTTTTTGCTCCCCATCGATTTCGACAACATGATCAAGGAGCTGCAGCGGCAGGCTGTCGATCTGGCTCCCTATGTCAACGTGGAAGAAGTCACTGCCTATTCCGGATGGCGGGCCGTGGAAACGGCCAAGGCGGCGCTGCCCTTTACGGCGATCAATGAGGCGGATTTCCCCAGTGGGGAGCGGATTCCGGCCATGGAGAGCCCCACGTTCACCAAGGTTGAGTATACCGTGGTCAACTACGGCGGCTATTTGCCGATCTCCAACGACCTCCTCAGCGATACGCCCGCGAACATCATGGCCTATTTGGCCCGGTGGTGTGGGCGAAAGGTCTCGCTCACCAACACCAGCCTGATCCTGGCCCTGATCAACGCGCTCTCTCCGACGGCCGTCACCGACCACAAAACTACTCTGACGGCGATCAAGACGGCGCTGAACAAGACGTTGGACCCGGCGATTTCGGCCTCGGCCAGCATTTTTACCAACCAGAGCGGCCTGGAAGTGATGGACCAGTTGGACGACGGCACCGGTCGGCCCTTGCTGCAGCCCGACCCCAGCAGCGCGACCGAGTTCCGCGTCAAGGGCCGCCCTGTAGTGGTTTTGTCGGATGCTCAGTGGGCCAACCTGGGAACTCCGACCCGCGCCCGGATCGCCATCGGCGACGGTCGCCAGTTTGCCACCTACTTCCGGCGCTCCGCGCTGGAGATGGCCACGACGGCCATCGGTGGAACCGCCTGGAGAAACAACAACACCGAACTGCGCGCTATTCTGCGCGCAGTGGCGAAGACCATTGACTCCGGGGCCATGAAGCTGCTGGCCGTCACGCTGCCGTAAGGAGGCATACGATGGGATACCCTGTTCCGAAAAACTATATGGACGAAGGGGGCGACCGCTGGACGATCGGCGCCGGCGGGGAGCTGGTGATCAATGGCGCTGTGACCGGCGCGCTGCCGTCCCAGAGCTATTTCGTAGATACCGTCAACGGTCTGGACACCAACGATGGGAAGAGCTGGGCAACGGCTTTCAAAACCATGGCGGCAGCCCTGACGGCGGTGGCCACCAACGGGCGGATCTATTTCCGCGGCGATGTGCGGGAGGAGCTCACGGGATCAAACCTGAAGTTCGATGTGACCATCATCGGCTGTGGGAATCGTCCCCACCACCCGGATCTGCCCTCTGCCGGCGCCAATCCGGGAGCGGCCTGCTGGCGGCCTCCGGCGAGCCCCACCACGGCTACCCCCCTGCTGAAGGTGCGGGGCCGGGGGTGGCGGTTCATCAACATCATGTTCGACTGCCCCGTGGATGCGGCTGCCGTCAAGCTGGAACGGAATGCTCTGTCTGACGCGGCTGAATTCGACGCCTCGCACGCTGAATTCATCGGCTGCCGGTTCGACAGCGGCCTGATCGGCATCGAAAACAACGGCGGCTGCGGCTTCGTGATGGTCGAAGGGTGTCGGTTCATGCGCCTTACTGAGACGGGCGGCGCGGGGATCAAATGCACGGGGACGGCGGTGGCGGCGCCGTTAAACTGGGATATTCACGACTGTATCTTCATGAACAACGCCAGTCACATCCTCAGTTCGATGAGCTACAGCAACCTCTACCGCAATCAGTTCGGCCGGTTCACGGCTACCCTGTCGGTTGATCTCTACAACCAGCCGTCGGCTGGCCAGGGGGAATACAACATCATCACCGAGAATTATCTCTCTGGCACTTACAACGCGGCTACTTATCCCGCCGGCAGCAACAACGAGTGGGCCGGCAATCAGAACGTGGCCGGGCAAACGACTGTAGATCCGGCATAAAGGAGAATTGACCAGTGGCAAACGTTTTAACGGCAGCTGAAGCGGCGACGGTGCTCCGCACGTTAACGACAGACCAAAACATGTTGGACCTTCTGCCGCTGGTCGATTCCTACATCAAACTGGCCACGGGGCGGGACTGGGCGGCGGATTCACCCATCCGCCCCGAGGCCAAATCAGCGGCCAGGATCTTGCTGGTGCAGTGGTATGAAAATCCGGGCATGCTCGCCCAGGGAATGAGCGTTCTCAGTGCAGGACTTACGTCCTGCCTGACGCAACTCGAAGCCCTGGCCCTGGAACTGGCGGAGGCGGAGGCATGAAGATCGGCGGTACTCCGTTCAATCCTGGGGATCTCCGGACGACTATCACTTTGCTTCAACCGGTGGTCAGCTCCAACGCTGGCGGTTTCAAGGTTCCGACGTACACGGCGGCAACTAGCGGAACTGTGCTTTCCGACTGGCGAAACGCGCACGGATCTGAGGCCTGGGCGGCCGCTGCCATCCAGGCCACCCGGGCCGCCACAGTACGTATCCGGTACAGGGCCGACGTGGCCATGACATGGAGGGTACAGAAAGGCTCTGAAGTTTTTGAGATCGTTTCGATGGATAACATCGGGGAACGCGGAGAGATCCTGGAGCTCAAAGTCAGGGCTGTGGTAGGTGGATGATGGCGATCCGGACACGGTTTGATCTGCGGGGGCTCACGGCGCTAATAGAAGAGCTGTCTGATCTCAACGATAACATCGATGAGGCTGTAGGGGAGGCGTTGAACGCCGGAGCTGACGAGCTGCTGAGCGGAATGATAGCCCGGGCGCGGGAACGCACCGGAAATCTAAAGTCGAAACTCAAGAAATCAGCCGTCAAGATGGAACGGAATTTTTCCTTTATCGACATCGGGTTGATCGATGCTGACGCCGAAACCGCCAGGTATGGGAATGCCCAGGAGTTCGGTACCAGCTCGATGGCCGGGCAATCCTATATCCGGGCCGCGTTTGATGAGGATATGGCGCGGGCGCGGGCAAAGATGCGCAAAGTCCTACAGGAACGAATGAAATGACGATTTGGGAGATGGTTAAAAACGCCTTGGTTCCGTTGGGGTATCCGCTGGCGGCAAATACATATGTTGTTGAAAGCGGGGCGAATTTGCCTGATCTGTACATCGTCTATCAGCTGGTGAGTAGCCCACCTGTTCAATCCGCCAATGACCGTGAAAAGCTGCGGCTATTAACGGTCCAGGTTACCTGCTGGAGTCGAACTGGGTTTGTTTCGATGCCAAACATTGTGGGGGCAATGGAGTCGGCCGGGTTTACCCACGGGCCTGATTTTGAATTGCCCTATTCGATTGCCAGCCGCCACTATGGCCTGGCTATGGAATTTTCAATTCTTTACGTGAAGGAGTAACACGATGGCAATCAACGCCAATGCCGGAGAATATCTGAGTCGGGTTGGGCTGGCGGACTTGTATGTTGCGGAGGTCACCCAGGATGATGCGAGCGGATTTGTGTGTGGGACTCCTGAAGCCCTTGCACCCGCAGCCGAGGCCTCGGTGGAGCCTGCGTCGAATTCCGAAGTTCAGTACGCGGACGACGCCCCGTACTACGTTTTTTCTAGCGAGGGTGAAACGAAGGTCACTCTCACGGTTACTGGAGTACCGGCCGAGATGCTTGCCAAATTGACCGGGAAATATTTCCATTCCGCGTCTGGTCGCGTTTATGACTACAACGCGACAAAGCCTTATTTTGCTCTCGGGTTCCGGAGCAAAAAGGCTGACGGATCATATCGGTATTACTGGTTCCTGAAGGGGACGTTTGGCAGCCCGAAGGAATCGTTGTCGACGCTGAAAGACAAGCCTGAGCCTAAGCCTCAAGAATTGGAATATACGGCGATAGAGACGATGTTCAAATTCACCATGCCGGATTCCAGCACCAAGAGGCTGAAAAGAGTTTTCGGCGACACGTCCACGACTGGCTTCGATGCTACGGCCTGGTTCTCCCAGGTACAAACCCCGTCCACGTCTGCGCCGTCGGCTCTGGCTCTGTCCAGTTCGACCCCTGCTGACAACGCCACGGGTGTTTCTGTTAGCGCTGACATCACTCTGACGTTCAATAATGCTCTGGTAAACGGGGCTACGGCTAACGTTGCTTTGATCAAGGCGTCTGACGCCAGCGTCTTTACCATCGTAAAGAGCCTCGATACTACCAAAAAGATTATGACGGTCAACCCGACGGGCAGCCTTTCGGCAAGCACGGAATATTATGTCCTGATTACTGGGGTGACCGATATCTATGGACAGCAGCTTACCAGCGTAGTGAGTTTCACTACGGCATAAGGAGCACTACTGATGGACCAACCGACGCCGATTCGGTTAACTCTCTATAACCCAGAAACGAACGAGGTAGCGCGGGAATTATCCCGCGTTTACCTCCCCTGGAAGCTCTTGAAGACGTGTGTCGAGTTGAACGAGGCACACAAACTGGATAGCGAAGCCTCTCTCACCAGCGATTCTATCGAGATCCTTGAATCTCTGGTTTGCGAGGTTTTCAACAACCAGATTACCCCGAAAGACCTTCAAGATGGGGCTGACATGGTGGAGGTTCTGACGGTTTACAATGCGATCATGACGCGGGCCTATATGGCGATGCCTCCGGCAAACCCTACGACGGCGGGGAAGACCCGCCAGGGGGGGAATCGGAAGCGCTGACGCTGAAAACGTTGATCGATGTTGAGGTATCTCTCGTTCGATTATTCCACTGGAACGCTCACGACATCGACGAGACCGATATCACAACCATGATCAGGCTCTTCTTTGCGTTGCGCGATGATGCCAGAGATGGCGCCGGGAATAGCAGGCCTGAAAAAGTCGTGTATTGCGATCAGATCCCAGGATTTTAGGGAGACATTATGGGCGAGGAACTCCGTGACGTATTTGGGAAACTTGGGTTAGACACCACCGAATTCAAAACCGGGATTGCGGCTGCAAACCGTGAATTGCGCGTTTTGGAGTCCGGATTCCGCGCCAGTGCGGCCGCGTATGGGGACTGGGGGAAGAGCCTGGATGGGCTGACGTTGAGATCTCAGTCCCTGACGCGGCAAATTGATGTGCAGGCGGTGAAGGTCGAGGCTGCCCGGATCGAGTATGAGCGGATTGCAGCAACCATGGGTAAAACCTCGCGCCAAGCCCAGGACGCGCAGGTCAGGCTGAATAAGGAAACAGAAACTCTGAACCGCATGAGTTCAGAATTGTCACGAACAAAAACAGCCCTGGATAAATTCGCGGATTCAGCCGAAGACGCTGGCGATCAGACTGATAAGCTGGCCGATGAGGAAAAAGCCGCAGAAAAAGCTACGCTCAATTTCAGCACTGCTTTAAAATCATTGGTTTCGGCGCTGCCGGCGGCAGTGCAGGCCCTGGGGAACATGGCTGGAGCGGCGGCCGGATTTGCTGGCCGCGTGGGGAGTGCCGTGGGCGGCATCCTGACCAGCGTGGCCAGCGTGGGCCTACGCGTGGCCACTACATTTGCTACAATCGCTGCCGCCGGCGCTGCGGCATTTGCCGGCCTGGTGGCTACATCGATCGGCCCGGCGTCTGATCTGAGCGAGACAACTAACCAAATTTCTGTTACGTTTTCTGATGCGTCAGATTCTATTTTCGATTTTGCAGATAATGCAGCGTTAGCCCTGGGCCAATCTCGTCAGCAGTCATTGGATGCCGCGGGAACGTTTGGGGTATTCGGGCGATCGGCCCGGCTTACTGGATCAGATCTGTCTGATTTCTCTACCTCACTGGTCACCGCTGCCAGTGATTTGGCATCATTCAGAAATAAATCTCCTGATCAGGCGATCAAGGCGCTCAGCGGGGCATTGCGTGGGGAAACTGAGGGTTTGCGCGAATTTGGGATTCTGATTGATGATGCCAGTGTAAAGCAGGCGGCCCTCGCCAATGGCATTATTACAACCACGTCGGAAGCGTTGACTCCTCAGCAGCGGGTTTTGGCAACGTACAAGGTCATCATGGATCAAATGACGTTGGCCAATGGTGATTTTGAGCGCACGTCTAAGGGAGCCGCCAACCAGGTGCGCATTTTGACTGCAACATGGGCTAATTTCCGGGCCGATATTGGACGCGGTGTACTACCTCTTTGGGAACTCCTGCTTCAACGGTTTACAGCGTTTGTCACATCGCCACAGATCCAGGGCGGAATCAAAGCGATTTCCGATGGATTCAATTTGGTCAGCCTGGCGATTGTAAATGCCTTCGATGGTGATGGAATCCTGGCCATGAATCAAGTCAGAGAGGCCATCACAGCCCTGGGAACAGCGTTCGGAGTATCAGCCGTCGATGCGGAGGCCTTCGGCAGCGATGTGGGCCGGGGAGTATGGGCCGTCGTCGAGGCGCTCAAGGAAGGGTTTGACCCGGGCGCGGGCCTGATCGACAATGTCCTGACGTTCCTGGACCGGGTATCGCTGAAGAGTCCCTTGTTGGCCCCGCTGGCTGATGTATTTGAAACGATCGTCGGCTACGTCCAGGATTTTCAGGACGTAATCGCCGGCGCCGACGGCAATATGTCACGTCTCGGAGAGGGCATTGGACGCCTGGTTAGTCGGATCGGGACCGATCTCCTGGCCAATAAGGCCCAGTTGGTAACGATGGCCACCGGCTTCGTCACCGGACTCGCGCAGGCCATCACGGCGGCAATCCCTGAATTGCTGCCGGTGGCAAATTCAGTACTGGCCGGGCTGCTGCAATTCCTCACCCAGGGTCTGCCAGCTCTAGCCTCGGTGGGGGTATCCATTATCTCCACTATCGTGAGATTTTTACGGGACAATGCGACGGCCCTGGCTGACTCGGCCGTCGACATCATCGTAACTCTGATAACCGGGATCGCCCCATTGCTCCCCTTATTGTTGGACGCGGCGGTGCAGATTATCGCCGCGCTGGTCGCCGGCCTTGGCCGGGCGATGCCCACCATCGGGCCTGTTTTGATCAAAATGTTGACAGACATGGTGGGGGTGTTGCTCGACAATAACGGGCGCATGATCGAAGCCGGAATCGAGTTGATCGCTGGCCTGATCGAGGGATTTGCGAGATCTGAGACAGAGTTTATCAAACAGGCTCCGGTGCTCATAAAAAAATATTTTGACGCGATTTTGAGAGAGATTCCCCTCATCATCGAACTCGGCACGAGGATCGTCACGGCCCTGATCAAGGGGATGGAGGGGATGGGGCCAGCAGAGCGAAAAGCGTTGAAGGAAATCGTGGAGACGATGGCGAAATCGATTCCCCAGATCGCCGGCGCACTGGCCTCGCTCGGTATCAAAATCGTCGAATACATTATCTCGGGAATGTTGGGGTATAGCGTCAAATTTAACACGGCCCTGTTGGGGATTGTGAAGGGCGGCGTCAACAACGCTGGGAACAATGTGCGCCGGCCAGCGTTCGGGTCATTGAACGGCGCGTCGTTGGCCTCCGCGGCCGCCGGCGCGATGGGGGGCGGTGGGGGATTGCCGGCATCATCCGCCGGATCTGGCGCTGGGATTGCGGGGAGTCAGCCTATCAATATTACGGTCCACATCGGTTCCGTAGCCAGTGGGATCGATGTCTATCGCCTGGCCCAGCAAGTCGGGTATGAGGCTCAGAAAGCGCGAGGGTACAAATAATGCAACTCGAAATACAAACCCCTGATGAAACCATTGATCTGTTTGGGTCGGGCTATGCCAGCCAGGATTATTTCCCATCAGACGCCGAAGAGAATGGCGTCTGTACTGATAGGCTGATAGTAACGATCACTGGGTCGTCTGCCAGCGACTTGAGCAACAAAATCCAGGCGCTGGAGCGGGCCTTTGCGTATGCGGCTACACACCAGGATCGCCGGGAATGGTGCTGGCTCAATTTCTCGATTGTGGACACGGGTGACACCTGGCGTTCCAGAATCATCGCCGGCGCGGTGATGTTGTCGCCGCGGATCTCGCTGGAGACGCGCACCAATGTGGCGGTGGCCACGGTGGCAATTTCTCGGCTGCCGTATTGGGAGGGCCCGGAGACGGAAATCCCCCTGCGGAACTCCAATGGGAACGAGATCACAGGGGGGATAAACGTTTACAACTGCAATGACCTGAGCGGCAGCGCTCCGAACAAAAACAATAACTGGGTCCGGTTCCTAAAAACGTCCATCACCGGATCTCTGCCGTCACCTCTGAAAATCACCGTAAAACGGCTGTTCGCAGCGCCGGGGGAACGGGAGACTGCTTACATTTGGGCATTTCTGAATCAGTACCCGGCTGATCTCGGCGACATCAGCATCAATAATCCGTTTTTTCTCGACAGCGAAACGGCCACTGGTGGTACACCGGTTTCCAATGTTAATTCAAGCGATGGCTATTACCGTGCCTGCACTATTGGTGATGGAGCTGTAACTGAGTTGCTGGTGTGGCAGATGGACGGTTCGGTCATTGAGTCATTTGCTCACAAATTTTTCAATGTGATATGCCGTTTCGGGTCAGCCTATAACCTGGGCGATGCGCGGTTCAGAATAAAAATAGGCGCATCACCGCACTTCTATTACGGACCATGGGTCACCCCAGGGGATATCAGTGCCTCCACTGGCCGGTGGGTGCAGTTGTTGGGTGCAGTGAAAATGATGTCAGCATTGGTGGATCCTGATTCTCCCCCAACATACGTCAGAGTCGCATTGGAGGGAGAGGGGCTCTCCAGCGGTGCAAAGGTCGTACACGTTGACTACCTCCAGCTATGTCCAACGGATGGCGCCGCTCAGTTTGCGTGCCAGAGCGCGGCCAGCGGGGCCTTTGCCGCCCTGGGCGACCAGCAGGAGATGATCTATGACCCGGCCGCCGGGCTGCATTACTGGAGAGACGGGGTTATCCAGACAACGGACGGCTGGACGCTGGTAGGAGATCAGCTGCAGGTAATCCCCGGTGAAACGGGGTACATTTATTGGGGATTTGCCAACACGATCGGGGCGGCTGATCCCCTCACATCGGCCCACGACAAATACAATATCAGACTGCACTACCGGCCCCGCAGGAAAACCCTATGACGCTCCGGGCACAGTTCCAGAACAACAATTTCTCGGCGCGATCTACGCAGCCGTTGGTCAATATGACCATTGCACGTCTGATCTGGAGCTACCTGGGGGGGCCGGATCAGGCTGTGATAGAGGCGGAGGGGTCATCAGGGGAACTCTGGGCACTGATAGATCTGTTGCGAGCTCCCGTGACCATCTACGACGGCCTTACGCCAGTGTGGTGGGGATATGCGCGGGAGATAACCATCACGGACGGAGTGATTGAGTCAGGCGTCAGCCTGGACAACATGTATACCCGACTCCGGGTTTACTACCCCTATATCCCCGATGGAGAATATTACCCCACCATCACCGGATTCACTGACTGGGCGGCGCATGCCAGGGGAATAACGGATTTTGGATACAAAGAGCTCACGATGAACGGCCCGGCGATGCATGCGGCGGAGGCCGTGATCTATCGAGACACTCAATTGCTGGCGTATCGAGATCCTGCCGGAATTATGAATTTTACGCAGTACTCTCCTACGCTGCGGGCCACTATTCGCATGGCAGGATGGTGGAGCACACTCGATTGGAGGTACTATTATTCCGCCACATCGGGGAATCTGGACTCAATTGCAAAAATCGCTCTGATTATGGCAATCTCAGGTCAATTCCTGGCCGGAGTTAACCCGCGAGGAACCAGCGGAGTTTCAACTGTGGCGGCCAGCTCCGGGCTGAACACTGGCATGGTAGAGGTAATCGACCTGCTGAAAACGGGGGACTCCAGCGGAAATCGTATTGTGTCCCTGATCGACGCGCAGCGGCGCGCTGAAATCTCCGTCGTCACCAAAACCCCGGAATATTATCAGGACAGAACCGGCGCACTATACAATGCGGGCGGATATCTGATGAGCCCATATTTCGCCCCAGTTGGGCGCTATGTTTCCCTGAAAAATGGGAACCTGGGGACCATCGGGCTGTCAAAATCCGCCAGGACAATATCTCAGTTTTGCGCCAGCGCAGAATGGACGCAAAACAATGGCATGATCCTGCAATACGCAGATTTAAATCAGTGAGGTAATGATGACAATACAGAAAATACTACGAGAAATACGGGCGACTGTTATGGATTGGATCTCGGCGATTGTAGCCGCGATTCTATTAGATGATATTGCCGATGTTAACGCTCCGTCGCCAGGAACCGGCTATGGGCTCGGGTGGAATGGCAATGAATGGGTCCCGTACGATTACCCGACAACGACCCAGGTCAAGCAGTTGATTTTACAACTGGCCGGAGGAACATGGTTTCTCCACGAAGAGGATTCTGATATTTCCGGATACGAACTGCTATTAGGAACCCCGGCAAATTCAGTAGAAACATCAGACAGCGCCGTTGCAAATTCAGGGACTGGCGAGGTTCCAATCGACGAATACATAACACCTTTCGGAGGCCTTGGACTGTCGTTGATTCCAGGCGGAGCCTGGCATTTCACGACATTTGCATCGGTAGACTCGTCTGTCGGAACATCGCAAATAGTTATCCGGGTCTACAAACGCAATCCGGGCAATGTAGAGACAGAGTTGTTCTCTGTCGTTACGAGTGAGATCAATGCCACAACTGTAACCGAATATAGCGTAGAAACAGTTCAGCCGGATTTTGCGATATTTGAGACGGATAGAATTGTTATCAAATATCTATTTAAAACAACGTCTGCTGTTGACAGGACTGGAACGCTCTATTATGAGGGAACCAGTCACTACTCGCATGTCCACACGCCGATCGGCGGCGGAGTGGCGGCGATTAGTACCCAAGACACAGCAACAATTGACATGGAACTGAACTCGTCAAATGTTTTGACCGCGAATTTGACGGCGGGTCTCGACGACCTGACAGACGTTCTCGTCGAATCATATACAGACGGTGCCACCCTGGTGGCAAATTCTGGAGAGTCAGCATTTGAGTGTCGGAAATTGAAATTTTCTGAACTGTCGTCTGATCTAGGATATCCGATAGCCAGAACCCAAACGTTTAATTTCGCCGGGACGGCTCTGGATACCAGCGAAAAATGCAACGCGGTAGGCATTCGGTTCTCGGGAGATAGTCCCTTCCCCACGCCGAATCTTGGGACTATCAGCGGCAGCTGGTCGCACGTTGCTGACCACGGATGGAAACCGGCGTCTACTGTGGACGCACAGGGTCCGGCCTTGTTGATTCCATTGCCGGCGTGTGGCCCGAATATAAAAATTGTAGTCGAATTCGAATATGCGCCGTCTGCTGTAACCCAAAAGGGTGCTCTGCACATTGCCGGGCTGACTCGTACACAAAACGTGGCAGCATATGTAATAACATACGACGATCAGTTCGGCTCCTCAGGTCTAACTGCGGAGGGGCAGACAAATGACGGCGATGAAACGTATACCGCCAGGTATTCCGGGACGTTTTATGCCGGGTCTGCCATCCGCACCTACGGCCTCCGCTGGTTGTCGGCCTGTCCTGGGTTTTACGATGCCCAGGACAGCGCATGGCACTATTACACGGCGAAACCGTCAGTAATACCCTACACACCCGAGTATTTATACATCTATTTCCAGAAATACTCGGGCTTCACGTTTTTTGATCCGGTGTATATAAAATCGGTCACCGTTAGCGGCGAGGTGTAGAATGGCGATGAACGCAACAGTGGGAGCCGGTGGAGAGGTGCGGGTGCTGGACGGGTCAACGGTAACTGCGCAGTGGATAGACTGCGACGAGGGAGAGCGGCTGCTCGTCCTCGACGACCGGATCGCGCAGATTCTCAATGCGCTTGAGGCCAACGGATCGACGCAGGCCGCGGCGGCCGCGCAGGCGATCCGGCAGACCGGGCGCATTGTGGGGCGGTTTGTTAACCGGGGGGAGGGGTGGCTAAAAAAAGTCCCCACGGTCCCCCCGCCAATTGTGGGAAGCATACATTCGTGCACCGTGCGATCCATTAACGGGGCCATCATTGCCGAAATCGCGCCTGGGTCGGAGGTAAAAATCCCGTTCCGGTACGCCTCAGGGTTATCGGTGGGGGATGTCGTGCGCGTGCGGATCTCCCGCATTGGACCGGCGCGGCCAGTCGGCATTCCGGTCTGATTACGCAGGTATTCAAAGCCGGCCCTGGTCACCATCCAGGGCCGGTTTGCCTTGTCACCCTCCCGCAGCTTCGGCCTCCCGTGGCAATCCGTCGCTTCTCCCCACTGCCGATCCTCCGCCCTGACCGCTATCAATTCCGCCCCACCCCGTTGTTTCCCCCTGTTGCCGGCATTGCGGCCTGCCGTCGGACGGTGGCCACGGCGGCCAGGACGGTGACGGGGCTGCCGACCAGCTGCTCCCGACCTGCTGCCGCAGCTGCGCTCTACCCACGCCCACCGGTGGACATTGCCTCGATTCATTCATCGATGAACCGATGAACGGCATAGGGTAGTCGCGGAGCTGTAAACGTCTAGTACCTGGTGTACCCGGTGTACCTGGGGAATTTATTTAGAACGATCGCGCGCCCGGGTGATTATTGTTTTGCGTAAGTTATCCCCAGGTTGGGATAACCTGGGGATAATGTTCTCAATGGCGAACATCGATGCTTCGACGATACCCCTGCACCCAGGTCCCACCGGTCGTGTGATCAACGCCTAAAACGCAACAAAAAAGGGGGCCACCGGTGCTCCCGGTGGCCCCCTTTGGGATCAGTCGTCAATCCTCATATTCGTCTTCCAGCTGCTCCGCTGGATCATCAGGCCCCCCATCGTCCGGCAACCAGGCCGGGGCCGGAAGCGAGGGGATGGGCTGCGGGACAACCCAGAGATCGATGGGCCGGATGTGGACCCGGCCGGCCGCTACCCGGGCGACCTCTTCGGTGGTCGGAGTGATAGCATAGATGGATCCGGCGCTGAACATTTTTGAGAATGCCGGCTGCTCTTCGTTGGCTGGCACATCGACCCGGAGGAATGCAGTGCCGGCGATGACGACTTCACTGCACTGGCCGGCGATGATACTCCGGCCCATGAGTTCTACCACTGCCCACCCATTGAACTGAGCTTTTTCTGTTTCCATCGTTAATTTCCTTTCTACATACTGACAATGATTAAAATGGCCGCCACGGTCACGGCCAAAGAACACAGTAAAACGACAACTGGAGCGCTCAACTTTACTTTTCCCATGGTATTTCCCCTTTCCAGCGGCCCGGCCGGTGACCTGGCCGGGCCGCCGAGTATGTTGATTATCGGAACCAAATTATGCTTTTAGGCCTCGCGCCCATCATCGCTTGAATGGCTCTTTATGATCCGTTCCGCGTTTATCACAATTGAATCCATGCCAACCCTCGACACAATGTCTTTCGTTGCCTTATATTTTTTCCACCAGAGAGTAAGCAATTTTACAGCGCGCCACATGCATTCTGGACAAATCCCAACAGAATTTTCAAGCGTTTCGTGATTACACCCTCCCCAAGGCTCTACACTCGGGTTGAAATTTGCGATAGCTTCGGCCTTCTCCGCCCGGGCTTTCCACTCGTTTCGTTCGGTTTCTGCCTTTTCGGCACGCAGCAGGATCTCAGCTATCATCCCTCCCGCAGCAGGGAAAAGATTGGCGACCTGCTGATAAATTCCGGCTCGGTTCAAAGCGTCTTCCATCTGTTGCTGTTCCACGGCTCTACTCCTGTTTCAAATTCACTACGGCATATTCATTGTCTGCAATGGGCCGATCCGCCGGGAGCGGCTGGGTGATGATCGGGAGAAAGCGCCGCACCTCCCGACTGACCAAATATTCGCTGGTGAACATCCGCAGCTGCCAATATGTGTTGGCGGTTGCTTCCAGTTCCATGTAAATGTCAGGGCTGCTCTGGGCCAGTTGGGCCAGGATGTAGACGTTGCAAATTCCGGGAACCTGAACAAAGACGGCATCATCGCGGTAGTACGTCACTGTATACCCGCGATCGTGCAGGCCGGTGGCGGTTTCAAAACGCTGGAGCATCTTCTGAACCTGCTCCGGCAATTCCAGTTTTCGGACCCATTCAATTTTTCGCTTTGCCATTTTTCCCCTTTGTGTTTCAGCTACTGATAACGCCGATTATCGGTACCTAAAATAGTTTTTCCTGCCTGCCCCCATGAGGGCATTTAAAGAAGGTCTCCTCTTTGAAGATTTTCTCTTCGAGGTCGGTATCACTCACCCTCTCAACAGCCATTCCGCCAGCGATGAAACTGGAAACGTCCTTAGCCGTCGATTTGTCCATATAATCGGCACAAAGGGCCATCACGCACCCGCAGGGCAACCGCCCAATATAACTGAATCCGGTCTGTGTTTTCATCGCTCACTTCTCCATTTATCGGAACCGGATCTTGATGAACTCAATGTCCCAGTCCGGATCGCTCCAGACTGACTCGCCGCTGGCCTCTACCTCCATCCGGTCGTCGTCTTCGATGAACAGGAGCTTCACTGGCTCATTGCAACAACCGCACTGAGTAAACATCACGTCGGCCGGGTCGCTGTTTTCCTCTCCACACTGTGGGCAATTCCAGGGGTATAGGTAGCTCATGGCTATTCCTCCGCCAGATCATCGGCCAGAACATCGACTCCATAATGGGCATTGAACATCTCAATAGCTTCAGCAAGGCCCGGGTGGCGGAAATATAAATCACCTTCGCGGGTACGGTGGGCGAAGACCAGACGCAAATGACGGGGACTAGCCGGCTCGATCGAAACCCGGCAGCACATCAGGTGAGCCATGAGCACCAGCTGCGTGAGCTGATCGCCGTCAAAGGTGGCCAGCCAGTGACTTTTGTCGACCACGATGGTGATAAAATCCGTGTTGCTCCAGTCCACCTTCTTGGCCTGATCCTCAATGTGGTAGATCCCCTGATAGAGATCTCCCAGAATGGTGGCGGCTTTCTTTCCGATCGGCGACAAGGGCCCTTTGTAATGACCGTTTTCAATTTGACTTTGAATCCAGCTTGCTCCAGCGTAGTGGTTCATTTTGACTCCTTTACCGGCAATGCGTGGGGGATAATCTCCAGGACTGCGGCGGCATCCCGGATCTCGGCCATGGCCTCAGCGCCATATCCCCAGGGATCTCCTTCGCTGTACCATGCCGGCCAGGGGCCGAAGTGGCCCGGCCGGACCTGATCGCCGTCGGCAATGTATTTCCACAGTTCCTGAACCAGCTTTAGCAGTGTCCCCCCTTCGCTGAAGTGATTGAAGCTTTCGAGGTAACGAACTGCATGCGTTCGTTCTTTGGTTCCCTCATCAAACCAACTGATCCATCCCGCTTCGTCAATCTCGAAGTGACTGACCTTTCCCTCATGCTCGAAAAAGTTATAGCCGCGTTCGGCGATGAAACACAGCAGTGAGTTGGCGTTGCTGGCCCGGATCTGGCGGGCCTCGATAGTTTTGGCGTTCATCGCAGGACTCCCAGTTTTTTCAGCGCTTCTTCCAGCGTGATCTCCCGGCGGATCGCCCCCTCTCCTTCGCACTCACTGCAAATCGTCTCGTCTTCCCGCAGCGCCGAAACATCGTGACCACAGCTCAGCGTTTTAGAGGCCCAGGGCATGCAGGCGTCAGGGGCCTGATCCTCGCCACAGATACCGCAATATAGCCGCGACCCATTGTATCCGTCCCCATGGCATTCCGGGCACTCCCCGGACTCGATTACGTAGAATTTCGTTTTGTCGTTCATCGGTTCCTCCGTTTGAATTCTGCTCTACAATGCCGCCCTCTTATTCAGAGGGTTTATTCGTGCGCCGCGCCGGGTGCAGCAGATCGACCCTGACGGTCCGGTGTTTCCCCTGCCAGTCGCGAACATAGGCCGTTTTCCCGTCCTGGGAGAGGTAAACGATCCTTCCCGCGCCGTCCTCCCCCCAGATGACATGATCTCCTACCTGAATTTTTCGTTCTTCCTGTTTCTCATCCATTGCCCACCCACTCCGGCTTCATCGCCATAATCAAGTTTGCGAATTCATGGGCCGGGAGCATTTCACCGCCCATCTGATAAACCATGTCGATGTGGTAGTCGGCGGCTTCCCGGATACGTTCAAAATCGAGCAGGTAAGCCCGGACACCGCAGCCGACGATTTCAGCCAGGACTTGATCTTCATAATTTTTTTGTTGCTGCGCTACCCAATCCATCGTTACTTCCCCCCCGGCAAAGCCATTTTGTGAGCCAGGTTACTCATCTGGAGCATAGCCCGCTCCGCCTTTTCCGTCGTAAGCGCGGCGGCCTGGTTTTGAATCCGCGTGCTACAGGTCTCGTAGATTTTGCGGAATTGCCCGCGGATGATCGAGATGTCTTCCGAAAGGCAAATTTCGCGCCAGCCGATGGAATTTACGGCCTGGGTGATCGACTGATGTGAAAACCTTGGAATTCCGTAAGATCCGACGGCGTAGATCTGCCGCATTACCTCGCCCCAGGCTTCGTCGTGGTCGGGAGGCCGTGTTTCGGACGATTCCATAACGGCCTGCCGGATCTCGGAAACGCTGGGGAAAAATTGATTATGGCTCAAAGCCCAGACCACGCCCCGCTTCAGATCGGAGATCGGCACATCGGCCAGCATGACCATGTAAACAGCGAACGATTCCGGGGTGAGTTTGTTGTTGGGATACGCTGCCGCCAACATCCTCAAAACGGGTAACATTTCTGATTCAGTGGCCATGAATTACCTCCCCATCGACTACGTTTTCAGGCTCAAACCCTGATTTTCCCATCAGGGCGCTTTCGAGAGCATTCAAGGCATCCATCCCGGTGGGTTGCTGCGACTGGCCTTGAATTTTCCGGGGCTGCGGCCGCTGGCCGGGAATTTCGCGCCGGTTATACCAATCCAGCATTCCGTTCACGTCGAACGGAGCCCAACCTTTCCCGCGCCACCCGAGAATGACCTTTCCCCAAAAATCGAGATCCTCTTCCGGGATCTTTGCCAGTTCCGGGAAAATTTCCCTTGCCGGCCAGCGTCCGGTTATGGCATGAAACTTAACGGCGGCTGGAACTTCTTTTCCCTTGAGGGAATCATTGCGATTTTTGGGGGCCGGAGCGGTAGATTCCCGAAGGGAATCATTTTTCTTTCCAGATCCCGGTTTTTTTTGCGGTTCAACATCTTCTTCTTCTCTCCTCTTCTCTTCTCTACTCTCCTCTTCTCTTAATGACGTGACTTTTGCCTGACTCACGTCTTTGTCACTCGTGACACTCGCGTTACTCTTGGCCTTTTCACGGCTGCGGCGCTGGCGGTCGTTCCATTCCTCGCGCCGTTGGGCTTGTGACGGCCCCTGACGATCGATGAATCCCAACACCACCCAAACCCCTTCTTCCAGAACGATGAACCCGGCCTTGGTAAGGGCCTCGAAGTCTCCCTTGATCGTCGCGTCGTCTACCCGCAGCATCCAGGCGATATCCTCCAGCGTCAGCGGGCGGCCGTCGTCGGCCAGATATCCTCCGCAGTCGCACTTTCCCGCCAGGGCTTCCAGCTGGACGACCCTCCATCGTTGTATTTCCGTCAGTCGTCCCATGCGCGGATCATCGAGGATCGACGTTTGAAGTTTTACCCATGGCATTGAAGTTTGCATACCAGTCCTCCAGGTTTATAGATTGGCTCCGGCGCCGGGCCGGAGCCTGGTGTTTTTACTGAACGATCCTGACATTGATGGGCGGCTGCGGGGGCGGTGGAGGGGGCGGCGTTACCCATGCATCGACGATGAAGTAGATCCCCGTCAGGATGAACCCCAACATAAATACTGCTCCTGCGTTCATCTGCTGCTCCTTTCGTGACTACAACAACAACACAACTTTGACAACAACAACAACCAAACAACATCAGGCTTTGTGTTGTTGTTGTAGGATGGCCCGCACCCTATCAATGTAGTGCGGGTTACCGTAACCAAACACCTCGCGGGCGATGGCTGTATCGCTGGCTCCCGCGTCGTGCATTTCCCAGACCCGGCGCTCCCGATCTCCGATTGGGGCGATGACTGGGGCCGGGGCCGGGTGACTCGGGCCGCCGTGCTGCAGGACCTCGGCCAGTTCCTCGCGGGTGCAGTAGGGGGCCTGGACTTCCATCCGGGGCTTCCCGACGAGCTGCACTACGGCCCGGCCTTTGACCTGGATCTCGGCGGCCGACCGGTCATCAAGCACTACCCGGCTCGACGACGGCGGAATTCTGAAGCAGACCCGGGTGGAGAACTGATCCCGGGTCTGGGTGTCCACTACGTCAGACCGGGCGGATTGCCCGGCCAGGAGCAGGTAGATCCCATATTGCCGGGCGGTCTGGGCGACCTCCCGCAGGGGCCGCCCGATCCCGCCCTGGTTCAGGAGGTTGGTGGCCTCATCGGCCACGACCAGCCAGGGGGAAAGTTCGTTGCCGGTGATTTTGTTGTACCCTGGCAGGTCGCAGGCCAGCGGCACCGTCTCCCACATTGCCCGCCGGCGGGCGATTTCATTCCGCACTTCGCCCAGAAGAGATTCAGCCTCTTCGGCGCTGCGGGCCACCGGAAAACGCAGCCGGTCCCAGTCCCGCAGTAGATTGAATTCGCTACCGCTCACATCGATAGCGATGACATCAAGGCCCTGGGGGGCCTGGGCGATCTGCCAGATCAACTGGCGGACCCAGGTGCTCTTCCCCCAGCCACTTGCGCCGATCGCCATCGTGTGCATCAGATCATGGATGGATGCCGTTACGAGCTGCTGCTGTCCACCATCCAGGCCGACCCCGACAACCAGGTTATTGAGATCCGGCTGCCGACCCTGGAACAGGTCGGTGAGCTGGATCATCGCCGGCAACACCCCGGCGGGGCCGGTGAGGGTGGCCGGTGACTCTGCCGCCGGCAGGATCTGCACCGACCGGCCCCCGGCCTCTACCGTCAGCCCCTCCGCCGCGGTGGCCAGGGCCTGCACCCGTTGCACTTCCAGCGCCCCAATGAGCGCCGCCGGCGAGCTGGCCGGGCCCCTGTTTGGGTCGTAGATGATTTCCCCCTGGCGAAGCCGGATCAGGGGGTAGAGGCCCCCCTGGGGGTAGATCTGGCGGGAGCGCCGCTCCATCCAGATCAGGCCGATGATGACCGCGGCCGCGAGACCGAAGGCCGCCGTCCCCTCAGTGACGATCGTGGTGGCTACGCGGACCCCCTGCAAGGCCCCGTCCCGCTCCAGCGTCAAAATGCGCTGGTCTTTGTCCATCCAGCGCGCTACTCCGGTGCCGGCCGCAGCCAGCAGCAGGCCGATGATGACACCGGCGCATACCAGCCCGACCACTCCACCGATGATGACCTGCTGCGTGCTGCGTTCTCTTTCCATGACCCTGACTCCTGTGCTATAATCTTTCTGTCGGTGGAGCTGTGACCCTCTCCACCCTGGCCCTGCCGCTGCCCGGCGGGGCCTTTTGTTTTATGATGCATAAAACCCGCGCGGGGTTTTATGCATCATAATAAAAATTGATCCAACATCCCGGCCAGCTCGTCGTCATCCTCTGCGGCCGCTCCCCCCAGGTTGCCCCCCGATCGAATTGCCGACTTTACCTTTGCGGCTTTCTTGCGGGCGGGTACGTCCTGTAGGAGAGCGATCAGATCGTCGTCCTGGCCGGGAATTAACACCAGCTTGATTTGATGGACGACGGCGACGCCGGTCTTCCGTGGGCGGCTCATGTTATTTCGCTTTCATCAGGGCCAGCTTATACAGGCCCCGCGCTACGGAGATCAGGGGATCGTCGGGCATGTAGGACTTCCCGTTGAACATTCCCATGAGCGCATCCTGGAGGAGCACTGCCCCGCCCCCTACCAGGATGACCGCCGCGAACCGATGGTGAGCCCCGCCCCAAACCTGCTCGATGGCCCCGGTGATCTCGGCCCCCCAGATGGGGAGCGCCGCCCGGGTGTCGAGTCGTCCAGCCCTCAACTTTGTATCCAGTTCCCCGCGGGAGTAGTAGCCCTGGGGGTCGGCCAGCTCCAGCAGCCGGCGCACCCCAGCCGTCCGGCTACCGGTAAAGCGGTTGACTACCTCTCCCCCATGCAAAACGAGAAGCTCCAAGGTATTCATCCCAACCGACAGGACGCCGACTTCTTCGGTGAACTTCTTGCGCCGGTCGGCGATGAATTTCCCGGCCGGGTCGAGGAGCCAGTCAAACAATGCGCCGGCCGCCTGGCTGGTGACGGTGACCTTTTCGACGGTGGCCCGGTGCTCTACGTTGTTGAGCTTCCACCGGTGCTCCCCGGTGAGCCACTCCCGCAGCCCCGCCGCCGTCCGGGCCGCCTGATCGCCTACCAGAGCCGATTGAGGCAATCCGATGATGGCGTTCATCGGCTCCGCCGGCGCTCCATCCAGCGCCGCGTAGGTCAAGGCCTTCAGCTCCGGGCTGCCGGAGACGAAGCGGGAGTCGTCGAGGTTTTCAACGGGCCTCCCGTTGGAGTGGGAGCCGGCCCCGACGTAGAACCTATGGCCGGCGATCTCTACCTGGGTAGTAGCGGCCGCCCGCTTGATCCCCGACATTTCCCCGAGCTGCTCACTGGTGCAGGTGGCGATCTGGCTGGGGATGACGACGCTGCCGGTCTCCGCATAACGTTTTATGTTGCCGGCTCCGAAATCAAGGGCAAGGATGTTGCTCATGGGACCTCCTAATTGTGATTTGGTACGAACAGGATTTCGATGGGGAGTTCGGCTCGCTTCAGGATGTAATCCAATGGATAGGTGTAGAACTCCTCCGTTTCCCCGGTCTGGGGATTGACCAGGGGTGCCGGTTTTTTATTGTCTCCTGGGCGATCGAGGGCCGCTTGTTCCGTAATCAAGCAATTGAGCAGCGTGACCAACCGGGGGCCATTGATAGAATCTGCGTTTGCCGTCAGCGATTGGAGCAAGGCCCGGCTGTTTTCTCGTTCATCTGGTTTCCTGTTGCATGGGAACCATTGCAGAATGGCCCAGAAGGCGGCCTGAGTGCGGTAGACGTGTCGGGATGCGGTGATCTGGGAGATCCAGGGGGCCGCTTCTGCGATGGTGAGCGCGGATCCCGTCTTCGTCGCGAAAATCTGCGGGATATCCCGGGCGATAAAGGCCTCACAGCGCGGGAGCGGTAGTCGGTTGGGCTGGATCAGCGCGCCGAATTCCGGCGCCCGGGTTTGCGATTGATCCCAGGATTGGGTCAGAGGCGCATCGATAAGGGCGCAGGCCGGCAGTCCCTGGGGGATGTTGAGGGGATGATAATGCCGGCACCGTTCGCAGTTGTGTGTCTGCGGATGATTACGCGCGTTATCGTCGAGCCGCTTTAATGTTTCCTGGTAGATCCTGATCGGTTCCACGTGGGCCCGGGATTGTTCGTGGAGGCGGGCGGCTTTGGCCTTCATTTGTTCCCGGGTCGTTTCCGTCAGAACCTCAACGTATCGTTCCGGAGATAACCAGATAGCGTTATTTTCGACAGTGCAGGGGCCGTGTTTGGCGGTCTCGGCCATAAGGCCGTAGTTTTCAGTTTTTACCATGTCGTAGGGATCATAGATGCGCTGACAAGCCGGGCCAGATTTCTCAGCCAGTTCGCACTTGTAACATTCTGTGATGCTGTACTGCCCTCGCTGGAATTGCAGAGGGGCAAAGGCGCAGCCGGAGCAGTCCAGGTCAACTTCTTCCGCGTAGATGGCCCAGAGCTTGCTGTAGCTGTCTACATCGATCCCCGTCACGGCCCTGACGATGTCCAGGACATCGTTGAAAGATAAGGCGTCCGGTTCCCTGGATAGCAGGTTCTCTTTGTTGTACCCGTATTCGGCCAGCGCCAGGATGCGGTCAGCCCGCTTGTCGATCTGATCCTGGCTCTTCAGCATGTAGTACTGCAAGAGCCGGATGCTGTTTCGTTCGCTGCTGGTAAGCCGTTTTTTCCCGGTGAGCTGGTAACGGTTGGGATCGGTGAAGGCGGCCAGTTGTTTGACCCTGGCCTCGACCTGCCGGCTGGTGATAGGGTCGGAAACCGCGTTCTTTTGCGCCTTGAGCGCCCAGTTGGTGACGGCATATTGCAGGTTGGTGGGGAGCGTTCCGATCGCCCGGGCAGCGGTGGTGGAGATCTTTTCGCTTTCCAGGGCCGCTTTCAGCTCTGGGGAGGCGTTGAGTAGGGCGACCCGCTGGGCGACGTAACCCTGGCTCTTGTTCAGATGTTGGGCCAGGTCGCGCTGGCTCCAGTGGTAGGCCTCCATCAGGCCCTGGAATCCGCGGGCCTCTTCCAGCGGGCTCAAATTGGCATGCTCTAAATTCTCCATCACGGCCACGATGTGGAGGCCCTGGAGATCGGCTTCGTCGGCGGCGGGCCGGATCTGGACCGGGATGGTGACGGTGGAGAGGGCGGAGCGCTCGGCTTTGTCCAGACTGAGGATGCCGTCCTGGGCGATCCGGCGCACCCACTCGTCGAGAGGATGGACCGGGAAACGATCGAAGAGGGCCAGGGCCAGGCTGGCCCGGGTGCGCCGCTCGCCGGCCACCAATTCGATCATGCCGTCGGGCCGGGTGAAAACAATGGGGGGATTCAGGAGCCCGTGGTCTCTGATGGAGACGGCCAGGGCCTTCAGCGCCTCTACCTCGAACGTTTCACGGGGTTGGAACCGTGAGGGAACAATTTTTGTAATCGAAACGGTTTGCGTTTCCATCGGACCTCCAGTTGGTTGCTTACGGTTGAAAATCAATGAGCACGTTCTGAGCGATGATGAAAAAACCGGTCAGGTTCAGGCTGTAGTCGACCCAGTCTGGCGTCAGGCCGTGTTTCTGGGCCAGGTGGGCCACAAGCCGGCCCCGCTGCTCTTCGGTGATGGCGTTCAGGTCAATGTAGAACACCATGGCCGTTTTTTTGTTAGCTACCAGCTCCTCCGGCTGTATCGAGGTTACCGGGACCGTGGGTCCGCCGAAGATGGCGGTGAATTCCTCAACTCTTTCTGAATCCAGGGGTGTGACGGTGACGCGGCCGGCCATGTTAATTCCCCGGGCGAGGGATCGCCATGGCCGTCTGGCTCCGATCCCACTGCCGGCGCCGCTCATCGCCGTGGGGTGGGTGGGCGATGTAGATCCAGCCCGAGTCGGTGGGCCAGATCCGGCCATAGCCGCGGGCGACGCTGTTGTGAACCCGGTTGACGACTTTTCGGGCCTCGCGGGTATTGAGCTGCCGGGTTTTTTCGGTGATGATGCCGGTGCCGTCGTAGATGAAGAAAACCACGGAGTGGCTTTCGCGGCCGGGCGTGTAGATAATCTTGGTTATCATGGGTCACTCCTTTTTCCCCAGAGCTTTCATGAGGCTGGCCAGGGGGCACGCTTTGCAGATGGCCCCGTAGGTGCCGATATTCCCGTCGCACCCCTCGCAGATGAGGATGGTTTGTTCTACTACATCGGCGTAGGAGTCTGCGAGGGTGACGCCGTGAACCCGCAGGGCCGGGGCGACGGCCGGGCCGGTGGGGTGCTCATCCTTTGCCTTGCGGCGCTGGAACGGCGTAGCGTTGAGATGGCGGGAGCAGAGGGAGCGGATCATCTGGGCTCCCAGTTTGTTGACGGCCCCGCGTTGGGCGATGGCGATCTGGGCCTCGCGGGGGAGCTTCCGCAGTTGACTGATCATGCCGTAATCCAGGGGAAGCAATCGCCGGTTTAACAGGTCCAGGACTTCCGCTTCCAGGTCGCCGTCGATCAGGCCGATGCGGTTGCGGATGTGGCTGGCGCTGTACCCCAACCGCTCCCCGATCTCATCGGGACTCATGCCGGCATCCTTGAGCTTTTTAAAGGCGCTGGCCTCATCCACCGGGCCCATGTCGGCCCGGTGGAGGTTCCCTATCAGCGCCAGTATCAAGCGCTCTTCCGGCGGGGATTGCGAGGGTCTGACAATGGCCTCGATGAGTTCCCACTTCAAGATCTTGGCGGCGCGCAGCCGGCGTTCCCCGTCCAGCAGGATGTACCAGCCGTCTTTGAAAGGCCCTTCGAGTGAGATTGCGTTGAGCAATCCGTTGCGCTCCAGCGAGTCGGCCAGGGCGTAAATTTCGTCGTCGTCCAGGATCGTCCTGGGTTGCTCCGGGTTGGGCAGGATTTTATCCAGTGGTATTTGCATGGTCTCCCCCGTGGGGGCGGGCCGCTGCCCGGCCCCGCCCCGTTTTCTGTATTGCCAACATGTGACCCTCCTTGAACTACTCTTCTTCGGTTTCGGTGAATTCCTCGCTCTTTCCGTTGCTGCCGCCGATCTGCTCCAGGTTGCGTAGGGTTTGCAGGCCGGAGCTGACGGATAGGGCGAGATGAACTGCGCACGTCAAAACTACCGTTGGAGAAAAGGGCCGTTCTTTGAGGGCGGCGGTGATTCCATCGACGAGCCTCCGCTGGGAGTCGAAGATTTCGTGGAGTCTTTCCAGCTCTGCTTTCCAGATGTATCCTCCGACGCTCCGCCGTGGTGTCATTTCTCGCTGTCCTTTCCCTGGCCCAGCCGGTCGGCCAGGTCCGATAATCTTTCTTCCTCGCGCTCTTTTCCGATCCAGTAGCGATTGATACTTCCGGCGATCATCGGCGCGCCTGAGAAGATAAATAGAATTCCGATAAGAATGGCCGGGGTCCAGCCGACGATAAGAGCGGAGAGCGTCAGGGTGTAGAAAACCCCGACGACGACCAGGATGGGGACGAAGCCGTCCTGGTGGCCCTTAGCCTCCAGTTTGGCGACGAACTTATCATAGAAGATCGAGATAATGAGCAGTATGACGCCTACGCTTACAAATTTCACGTCTATTTCAAACAAGTTGACCTCCAGTTGGATGCTATTTATCGGTACATGGTAAGGCTGCGGGTACAATTTAAGCATGAGGAACCGTGTTATAATCGATTTATCTTCTCATGTTGGGGAGCGGCCACAACCGCCCCCCAACTCTGGCTCAAACCCCACCCTACCTGGGGAAAGCCTTCATGGATTGGCCGACAGGCCAAATCAACAACGGAGGCTGAAAACATGGTTGACTTTAGACTCACTCAATCTCAGGTGGCGAAGCTTGATCGCCTGCTCCATATGGAGTACACGGCGGGCGAGCTGGCGAAGGAGCTGGCCACTGAGGCCCGTCACATTCAACATGCGATTGACGTTGGGTGCCCGCATCGAAAACTTCAGCAAGTGGTGTACATTACTGGGGATGAGTTCCGCTTGTGGTACAACCAACATCGGGACTCCCGCAAGCGCCGGCTGGCGAAGGGGGAGTTCTATTGTTTGTCGTGTAAAGCCAGGGTGCGCCCTGATCCGGATTCCATCACATCGACGGTCCAGTTAAACCGGGTTATCCAGGAGCAAGGCCAGTGTCCCAAGTGCGGCGGAAAGGTAAACCGGTATCAATCGACGGAGGCGGCGGAATGACGATCAAACGACGCCCCGACGCTTTGATAAATCGGTCGAATTGGCGGGACACTCGCCTCTTTGTGAAGTACTGCGTCGAAGTGAAGCAGAACGGAGAGCGTACGGTGGAGTCGGTACGCCTGGGGATGGACCACTTGCTGCGCTGGGCGACGGAGACTTCCTTGCTCAGCGCCCCGGAGATCCGCCCGGTGCTGCCGGCTTATATGGATCAACTGGACATCAAACCGGCGTACCGGAACAAGATGCTGGAGTATGCCCGGGCCTTCTTTATGTGGGCCAGGGAAGAGGAGCCGGAGCGGTATGGCCGGATCAAGAAGTCCTGGGTGGACAGCCTCCACTCGAAGCTGACCGAGCCGGAGCTGGTGGAGAAAACCCCGGTTTTTACGCTGGAGATGGTCCGGGCGATCACGGCCTTGACCCCGCAGTCTCTGGCCGAAGAGCGAGACATTGCCGCGGTGGCCATGCTTTTCTTGAGCGGAATGCGGGACGGGGCCTTTTGCACCTTGCCGCTGCGGTCGCTGGATTGGAACCAGGATCCTGTTTTGGTGAGGCAATGGCCTTCCTGGGGTGTGAAAACCAAGAAGCGGAAGGCCGCCAACACCTATCTGCTTCCCCATGAGGATCTGGCCGATTTGCGGGCGGTTGCGCGGGATTGGTATGAGAAGGTTAAGCCGGTGATTGGGGACCGGGGCATGTACTACACCCTGATCGACTCGATCTCTGGGGAGATCAGCGCCGACCAGGCCCCGGGCGAGCACCGCTCTTCCAACCTGGCCCGCCGGCTGCGGGGCCTTTGCGAGCGCGCCGGCATTGACTACGCCAGCCCGCACCGGATAAGACATGGGCACGTCGTCTATGCGATGAGCCTTTGTACCTCAATGGACGAGCTCAAAGCCGTGAGCCAGAATGTGATGCATGAATCTGTTGTCACCACGGAGTCAATCTATGGCGACTTGCCGTCGGATTCAGTAGCGATCACGCTCAAGGCGATGAGCCGGAGACGGCCGGGCGAAGATGGGAGCCGGCTGGCCGACTCGCTCTTCCAGTCCAAGGTCAGGACCCGGCGATAGAACCTTAAAATCCTGTTCCCGTGAACAGGACAACGGTTGATTGTATTCGCTATGTTAAAGTGCGACTGACGAAAGTGTGTTAAAATAGGTTTACAGGCGTTTCGACCTTCGCCTGCCCTGGGCCGCCAGCGGTATGCTGGCGGCCTTTGCTATGCCTCGATGCAGTCCTCAACCTGTTGCTCTTCTGGAGCAGGTTTCAAACCCTTGCGGCGGTAAATTTCTTGTTCGATGAGCCACAAAACCTCTTGGGTCCGGCTTCTGCGGTCCAATGCAGCCAGCTCCTGGAGCTGGTCGATAATGTTTTGGGTCTCGATGCGGATCAAAATAACCTCGGCCATAGTGACCTCCTGTCATTGAAACTGACTAATTTGATAATGGTTTATTACCAGTATTAACTTTTAAGGAACGATTTAATAAAAATGTTGTCAATTAGTAATCATTATACGGCCCAATAACTAAAAGTCAACATTTACTCAATTTTGTTTCTGAAAAAGAACAGCTTTCATACTACCCTATCCGGAGGGGTGATGAGTAATGAACAACAATCTTTCCAAGTGGATAAATAAGAAGCTTACTGAAACAGGGTGGTCAATGAGAGAACTTGCCAGAAAATTGGATGTTAGTCCAAGTCATATATCCAGAATTGCTAATTCTGAAATAAATCCAAGTCCAGAACTGGCAAAAAAAATGGCGCTCGCTTTTTCCGTACCTCCGGAAGATGTTTTTAGATTAATCGGTTGGTTACCAGAACAAACTTTTAATGATCCAGCAGAAGATGAAATGTTGGAATTGTTTCGGTTGCTTGATACAGAAACTAAATCTCATCTACTTGTGATAGCTAGGGATTTAACGGAAGTTAGATCGAGAAAGCGTAAACTGGTTGGAGAAGAGAAACTTGATTTAACAAAGGATCCTGTCTAGAGAAGAAAGGTAAACTTCAATGGAGGCATGGGTAAATGAAACTTTGTAAATGGTGCAAAAAGGAAGTTGAAAGTATAAATTATTACGAATTGTGCGCTGAATGTGTAAATGAGATAAATTCAGATGCGTTAAAAAAACAAAATGAAATCCATGAAGCATTGACATCATTTAATAGAAGTAAAACGAAAGAGTCAAAAGAAAATCGCGCACCAGTTTTAATCGAAGCCGTAGAATCATTCTCTATTTATGAGCAAGAACGAATCTTTTTGATTAAGCCCTCAGTTGCGGACGTGATTCAATCTATAAGACGAGCCTTGGAAGATCAAACTGTAGCAGTAGTGAAGCCTAAACTGTTGGATAATCCTATTCCTGGGCGTAAAAAGAAGGGAGAAAGGATCACATTCCCTTCAAAGGTACGGGGGGTTACTTTCCAGTGCCCGTATACAAAAGTACAGCGGCAATATATTATTAAGAACTGGGTACATACAGGAGACCGTCTGATCCCAAAATTTGAACCTCACAGTGAATATGGCGATAGCGCCATAGGATTATGGTTTCATAATGGTACCCACTGGTTTCATCTTGGTTATTTAGGCCATGATGTTGCCGAAGAAGTTTTATCTCCGCTTCTTGAGGGAGAAAAAGTAGAAATTGTAGTGATTGAGGTTACCGGTGGAGAAAATAATAAAAGCTATGGCGTAAACTTCAGGATTTCATTTTTCCAAGAGAAGCCAGAGATAAAAAAGAAGGAAATTCAAGAATTATCATTGCCGATCTGGGGATGGATTGAAGATGATATAAAACTTACAGTCGGAACTTGTAAATGGTGCAAAAAGGAAAATGAAGACTTGAATTATTATGGGGTTTGTAGGGATTGTACTGCTATAATTGACTCTCATGTTTCTGAAAAACAAAAGAAAGTCTACGAGGAATTAAATTCATTTAATCGATGCCGTAATTTCGATAGCAAAAAGCAGCATGCTGAGGCGGCAATTGCGGCGGCTGAAACTATGATTCCTTATGAGCAATTGCATATTGCTGTTATCAATCTTCCTATAGCCGACATCATCCAATCTGTTAGGGGAGCATTGGAGAATCAGGAAATTGAAGTTAAAAAGCCAAAAAAGCTGGAATTTCTCCCTCCGAATAGACCTACCAAGAAAGAAAAACATAAGCTAACTTCCATTGTTGAAGATGTTCTTTCAAGCTGCCCGAACACTAAGGTTAATCGTCAGAGGATTATACAGGAACGCCTATCATCAAAATGTAAATTAATTCCAAGACTGGAACCATATAATTCTCAAAATGATTGTGCCGTAGGATTGTGGTTTCTGGCGGATCAAACGTGGTTCCATGTTGGTTATATTGATAGTAACAATGAGAAAGAAGTGAAACGTGCATTACTTGAAGGCCGAGATGTTAATGTTACAGTTGCACGTATGACTACAAGAGTGAATTATGAGAATTCGGAAGATGATATTAGTGAAGATGATTCTGAGTTTAACGTTTCAGTTTCACGTATGACTACAAGAGTGAATTATGAAAGTTCAGAAGATGACATTAGTGAAAATTATTCTGGGTTTAATGTTAATATTTCGTATTATTGATTCTTGTTCTTCGTGATTGTGGTATACTCTGGTTAAGAACTTTTAAAGCCCTTTTAAGGCCGTCTGGCGCCTTTTATTTTGGTGTTTTTAGGTGCGATCTAAGCGCAATACCTACCTCTCTGAAGAGGTAGGTATGCGCTTGGGCTCTCATCCGTGAGGTCGTAGGTTCGAGCCCTATCTCGCCCACCATCCGTTTAACACAAAAATAAAAAGGCCCGGCACAAAAGTCGGGCTTTTTTGTTATCCAGGAAGAGGCGACCTTGGAAACTCCGGCAGAATCCTGGCAGGGGACGGTAGCCTATTTAAAAGGGCTATCGAAAGGCAATGAGGATTTTGGGAATTTCATCGGCGAGTTGGGGAAATCTGAGCTTTGCTATGAGCTTTTTGCCCATACTTCGATGAGTGCGGTTTGCATTTCTGTCTATGAATCCTGGCCGGATTGGAGAAACAAACCTTTGGTAGTAATCAATTGGGCAGGCCAGGGGAAAATCAGGCTTGAGTATCGCCGGGTTTTCGGTCCGCCGATTGAATCGATTAGGGTTGATGCGCAGGTGGACGATCCGCAGTTACGTTTTTTCCTGGAGCGGTTGATCCAGGAGTCGGAGCGTTGAAGGTTCTGAAAAGAACCGGTTTGCCGGGATGGTAAGAAGTATGGAGGTACGACATGGTAGAAGATAGCCTGCCGACCTATATTACATTAGAAGAAGCTGCTGAGCGGTATAATATTCCGTTGGAAACTTTGCGGCGCGCCGCAGAGAATAGTTTTGTGCGGGCAATTTTGTCCAGCGAAGAAACCGAAGGTGCGGATGTGGAATTAAGTGTAGCTGAGGATGATGTTGCTGCTATGGCTCAAAAGCCTACAAAGACGCCCCCTACATTCATTTCGCTTGAGAAGGCTGTTCGACGCTATAATATCCCGAGCAGCGTATTGATCGAAGCCATTGATAAAGGTGCAATTCAGGCCGTTCGGGTTGGAAACATTGTTAAAGTCTCCGAGACGGATGTGTCGATTGTTGCTTTACAGTTGCATGAGCAACAAGAAGGTGATGAATTGGTATCTATTAGTGAGGCGGCTCGTCGTTTAGGACTTTCCTCTGGTACAGTCTTTCAATGGTACGAACATGGTTGGTTGCCTGTTTTAGGGACAGGGATACGGAGAGCAAAGTTGATATCTTGGAGTCACGCACAAACTTTAGGCCGTTTACATCAAGAACGAACTCGACAAGGAAGTCGATTGATTCCTAAAAAGCAAGAGCTGTCAGTTCTTGTTAGACCATAAGAGAGTTTCGATAATTAAGAAGGCAGGGGAAACCCTGCCTTTTTTGTTGTTCTAACTACTGTAACTTGACAACATCTAGGAGTGATATTATACTCTAATCAGTTTTCCAGGAGCCCCGGTTTCCTCAACGGATTGACTCTTGCAAAACAAAAAAGATGTCCCCGCCCTACTTTGAACGGGAGAGCGGGGACAAAGCCCGAGGAGCGGTCAACTCCCAGGCATCTTTAGTATATCGGTAAATAGCCCTTTTGTAAATTCGGATCGACCGTCGGCTTTGCCGGCCGGCGGATATCCCATAGCGTGCCCCTGCACATTAAAACATTCCGTTTCCCGGCGCTCTGAATCCTCTCAGAGCTGATCGTTTAAAGCCTCCCTCAATGTAGCCTTGTATTTCCTCTTGGAGATTCTCAGCGCCACTTATCCACTGCCCATGACCTTATCCACACCTTCAGGGCAGTTATCCCCAGGGAGGAGAACCTATGGAATGTATCGTGGAGCTTAGTCAAATGAACTGTTCCATCGACCTGAACGCCGCCATCAATTGCGTGACTGCCGCGGCAGTTTTCGCTGGATTGCTCATTGCCGGCATTTTTTATGCAATGCTCGTCGCCTGGCTGAAGAAACGCCGCTACGACGAAGGGTACACCGCGATGCTGGTGGTCATCGGCGTGGCCTGGACCCTGGCCGGCGTAGCCATCCTGGACTTTAACCATGCCCTGCTGACCGCCGGGGCTTTTGTCTGTTCCGGGACCCCGATGATTATCGGCTCCTGGTGGGAACACGTTCAGATGCGCCGCAAAAGCCAGGAGGATCTGCAAAAGATCACCGAAGAGCACATGGCGCAATTCAATACCCCTCAGGAACAGAAAGGTTAGAAATGACGCGACCGCGGGGTTGGCCTAACAATGCCCGGGATTCCCGGGAGCGGGCCATTGAAGAAAGCCAGAAAGTGGTCCGGTTGCTCATGCCGATCGTGCAGGGTGAGCAATTCGACCGTACCGAAACCCTGCGCCGGCTGGCGTTGGCCATGGTCTCGGCGCTTTCCGCATTGCGAGCGCTGGAAAGCGTATCCCCAGATTCCGATGAATAAGGAGGGCGTATGAAAATCGCTCTGGTAGGTTGCAGCTCCCGTAAATTGACCGAACCCGCTCCGGCCCGCGACATGTACACCAGTCCCTTGTTTCAGGCCGCCCGGGATTACGCCGATACCCATGCCGATCGCTGGTTCATCCTCTCGGCTCACTACGGTCTGGTGCTCCCCGATCGAATCATCGAACCGTACAACGCCAGCCTGGCCGAGAAATCCCCGCTGGAACGCACCCTGTGGACGACCCAAATCGCCCAGCAATTGACCGAACTCCACCTGCTTCAAGACTCCACCGTCTGGATCTTCCTGACCGGCCAGATGTATGCCCGCCACTTGAGCCGGTATCTGACCATGACCGGAACCGTCGAAAAACCGCTGACTGGCCTGAGAGTCGGCCAACGGATCGCCTGGCTCAAATCCCATACCGCTTAAATCACAAGAAGGAGAAGTTTATGTATCACAAAGTTATCATTGTCGGCAACTTAGGGCGGGATCCCGAAATGCGCTATACGCCCGACGGCGCTCCCGTAACCACCTTCAGCGTGGCTACCAATCGCAAATGGAACAACCCTGACGGTTCGCAGGGCGAGGAAACTATCTGGTTCCGCGTGACCTGCTGGCGCCGACAAGCCGAGATCGCCAATCAATACCTGAAGAAGGGCAGCAAGGTCCTGGTGGAAGGCCGCCTGCAGCCGGACAAAGAGACCGGCGGCCCTCGGGTCTGGACCGGCCAGGACGGCAAACCCCGCGCATCCTTTGAATTGACCGCCGAAAACCTCCGGCTCCTCAGCGGACACAATGGCGGAGCTGAGGGCGGCCATGCCGGCAATGAAGACGCCGGCGCGATTCCCGACGAAGATTCGATCCCATTCTAATCCTGCCCGCTCTTTTCCTGCCCTCCGCCAGCAGCAGAGGGTAGGGCAAGGTCGAGCAGTTCAATCAGTGAGAGGTGCACATGAACCGATCCAAAGATAAGCAGGTGCTGGGCCAGACCCGGCAGATATGGGCCCAGGCTCGCAGTGGCCGGATTCCGGCCATCCTGGAGCTGGCTTTTTCGGAACGCCTGTGGGCACAATTGACGGAAACCCTCGGAGATTCCACCGCCGCCGAAGCCCGGATCCTGGACCTGGTGCAGCATTCGATCCGTCCGCCGCGCTCCGCTGGCCTGACGCTGTACACCTCCGAAGCTGAAGCCGGCACCTGGATGAAAGCCCTGCACCCTTACCGCGCCGGTGCCCGGCCGGCCTGGCGCGCCGCCATCTTTGACCTGCGCCCTGGGGCTGACAGCGCCGATCTGCACCGTTATCCTTACATCGCCCTGGCTGTACAAGGCGACATTTCCCCGCGCTACGCTCATGTGCTGCCCGCTGTGATCGCTGCCCTGCGCGGCTGGAGCGCGCAGATCATCGTGATCGTCGATGAGACGATGCCGGAGCCCGAAGCCCGGTGGGAAGAACTCACCGAACCCATCACCCTGACCTCGCCGCGCTGGAACCGGGTCTTGCACTGGCAACCGGCCCCTCGCCGCACCAAAGTCGTGCGCCGGCACAAAGTTCCCATGCCCCTGCCGGAGCCTGAACTCTTGCCTCTGCTCATCGCCGAACCGGTGTAACCATGGACGCCACGACGATCGGAATCGCGGTAGCAGTCATGGCAGGAATACTCCTGGCGTTAGTTTTGGGCCGGGCCGTGCTCCAAACCCTGCGAAATGCGGCGTGGATCATCGCCGTGTTGCTAAGCCTGGCTGTGATCCTACTGCTGGCCGGCTCGGTCTTCCAGGCTCAGACCACCGCCCTGATCGCCGTTACATCCCAAACCCTCAGCATGGTCATCATCGGCCTGCTGACGCTGCTCCTGCTGGGCGCCAGTGGGGCGCTCTTATACCTGATTTTCCACCAGCGGAATCAGCAGGATCAGCTCGGGAATGTCGATCTACACATAGCTCGCCTTCTGGCCGCCAACCTGACCCTGCTGACCGAACTGACGCTGAAAAACCGCCGACCAGCCTTGCCCGATCCCGACGACGAAACGGCCCTTTCCTATGACTACGAAGACGATGAGGACACTGACCTGCCGATCCTGCCGCAAGGATGGGGGTGGTAGATGGATCTCCCGCGCTGGCTGCCCTGGCTCGCCTTCGGCGGACTCCTGGTCCTGACGATGGTCTGCAACGGCACCACGCCGCCGGCAACCCAGACCACGCCGCCGCCGATCACCTCCGCCGCCCTGCAGCCCACGCTGGAACAGGCCCAGGTGGAAGTCTACCTGGAGACGATCCGCACGGAACGCCAGCAGCGCGAACTCCAGCTCACCCTGGAATCGCTCTATGCTCAGCAAACGGCCACGGCCGCCGCCCGACAAGAACAGGAAAAGCAAGCCCTGGAACAACGAAGCCGCGAAGCGACCGCTACGGCTGAATCCCGCCAGGCTACCGCAACCGCTGCCGCCTGGCGCACCACCGTCGAAGCAGCGCAAGCCTACGCCACAGCGACTGCCGAAGCGCACCGCGCTACGGCCACCGCCAATGCCATGCTCTTTGCCCATGCCAATACCGCTACCACTGCCGCCTGGTCCGTCAATGCCACCGCCACCGCTGATTCCCTGCGTTCCCTGGCCACGGTCCAGGCCGCCGACGCCGAACGGGCCCGGCTGGCGGCCGAACGCGAGCGCATGGTCTATCCGTTGCAAGCCTACGGTCCCTGGATTCTGGGGGGGACGTTGTTCCTGACCCTGCTCTGGGTGGGAGTCTGGCTGGTCCGCCAACTGGGACCCCGGCTCAGCGCCGTCTCCCGCGATGCCCGCGGCGATGCCAAGATCCTGATCTTCACCGACGATCAGGGCCGCAAGATCATCCTGGATCCGGATCGCTCCCTGGGACCCGCGACCACTGTGATCGACGGCCAGGTAACTCAGCCGGCCCTGGCTCCCCTCGAATACCAGGAACGGGTTACCGCTCGGGATCAGGCCGTGGACCTGGCCCATCGGGGATTGCCTGGTAACACACCAGCCCGCCGGCGGGCTCCTACACCCCAACAAGCCGCGCAAATGATGGCACCGCCCGCTCCGGTGCAGGCCCTGCCCGGCGGCAAGGTGCGGATCATCCCGCCGCAGGAAGCTCGAGCCTGGCTCGATGAAGTGACCCAGCAGGCCTTGAAAAACGTCATCGAAGGCGAAATCGTGGAGGATGAGGAATGAACCGCGAACTACTCCCGGCCCTGGTCCAACCGCCGCAGGAACTGGCGCTGCATATCCCCAAAGCCCGGCTCTTTGAAGCGGAGGAAATCTCGCGCCACATCATCAACACGCTGGAGAAGCGCGGATTGGAACCGGCCTTCTCCGATTGGCTCATCACCTGGGATCGGGGACTGGTCTGGCTCTTCGGGCTGCTCGATGTCGCCCGCCTGGAGAAACTCGAAGCCTACAGCACCGACGAGCTGCTCCACCATCTCGCCACGGCTATCGGCGGCCGCTCCATCTTTGTAAGCAACCACTCCGGCCTGCGCTACGCCGTATTGCTCTCCCCCATGCCCAAACTTCCGGCCAAGGCGGCCTTTCCCAGCTTCCAACGCGGGACCGTCCTGCTGGGCCGCCGCTATACCGGCGAAGAGCTGGCGGTCCCTTGGGAACGATTGGGCCATCTCCTGATCGCCGGCATGACCGGCTCCGGCAAGTCGATGTTTCTGCGATTGCTGGGCTATCAGGCCATCCTCGAAGGCTGCGCGCTGCTCCTGTGTGATATGGACGGCGCGACCTTCCCGATGCTGGAACAGCACCCGGCCCTGATCGCCCCCATTGCCCATACCCCGGAAGAAGCCCTGGCCCTCGTAGACCGGGCCATCGGGGAATGCAACGCCCGGGCCGTGCTTTACCGCGAACTGCCCGGCTATCCCGAAAAGCTGGAAGAATACAACACTCTGGCTGTCGCCGCCGGCCTCGCGCCGCTGCCGCGCTGGCTGGTCATCCTGGACGAATTCAGCGCCACGGTCATGGCGGCCGGCGGCGCGCAGGGACTCCTGGCCCGCTCCACCGCCGAATTGGGCTGGCGCGGGCGGAAGTTCGGGATCACCCTGATCTTCGCCGCGCAGGATTTCAGCAAAGGGGTCGTGGGCCGGGTGCGGGATCAGGTGGGCGCCGTCTTCGGCTTTCGCGTGCGCAGCTCCGAGATCGCCGACGCCATCGGTATCCCCCAGGCCTCCCGTATCCCCACCAGCCGGCCCGGTCTCGCCATCACCGACCGCTGGGGACCAGTGCAAACCTTCTGGCTGGACAAGCAATTGCTGGTGGCCCTGGCCGGCGAGAATGCCTTGGCGGAATCGCCCTTGACCGATTCCGAACTGGCGCTGGTGCGTTGGGCTCTGGCTGAGCGCAACGGCTATCTGACATTGGCAGAAATTCAGGATCGTCTCGGCATCGGTCAACGACCGGCCCGACGCCTGGCTGAGGAATGGGGTTTGCGTGGGTGGTTACAAAAGGACCCGGGAGCCGCCAATGCTCGAAGAATCACAGAGGTTTTAGCGGCTCTGGCTGACAAAGCGACAAACCTGACAAACCCCGACAAACCGGCGGGAGAATTGACAAACCGACCGACACACGGCTGACAAACCGCCAGCAGAGCGGAAAACAGCCTGACAAACCGACAAACCCGGCGACAAACCTGACAAACCGGGTGACAAACCCGACAAACCGAAAAAGGAGCGGAGAAATGGAGACAGCGACGATGTTACGAATTGGCGTAGACCCCGGCTTCGGGGGGATCAAGATGGCGGCGATCGAAAGCGCCGGCCAACAGAAAAGCGTCCATGTCCCCTCCGTCGTGGGGATCGGCGATACCGATCTGGGGCTGCTCTCGCTGAACGGCGCCTCCCGTCGCAAGCGCGAATTGCCCATCACTGTAGCCTGGGACGGCGTTTCCTACCTGGTCGGGGATCACGTCGGCGACTACGCCCGCGTCGTCGAACGGATGGATTTCAACCGGCTGCGGGACGGCTTTGAACTGCGAGCCCTGCTCTACGCCGCCCTGGGCAAACTGCTGGAAGGCGGGGAACACCGCGCCGCCCTCATGGTCGGCCTCCCCGTGGAAGTCATGGCAAACAAGGAGCTGGCAAAGGAGACTCGCACCGCCCTGCGCGGTTGGCTCATAGGGGATCACACCTTCACCGTCGATACCGTCACGACTCAACTCCAGGTCGAACAGCTTCAGGTGCTGGCCCAACCCGCCGGCGCTTACTTCGCCTGGGGCTTCGACAACCACGGCCGGCCTACCCGGTCTCCCGAGGATCTCCAGGACCCGGCCGCCATCTGCGACATCGGCTTCAATACCCTTGATCTCTTCGCCGTGGAAGATGGGCAGGTCAAGGCCAAGTTCACCGGCGGCGATGTGGTGGGGATGCGGCGAGCGGCCGATACCCTGGCCCGGATGGTCAAGAAGCAATACGGGGTAGCGCTCTCGCTCCATGAAGCCGACGCCCTGCTCCGCCAGACAAAGCCCCTCCTGGCTACCGCCGACGGACGCAAAGACTTGAGCGAAGCCGCCGGTGCCGCATTGAACTCGACCACGGGTGAGATCCTGGCCTTCCTTTCCAACCGCTGGGGCAACGGCCGGCAGTTCCGCCGGCTAATCTTCACCGGTGGCGGGGCCGAAGCTATCCATGCAGCCCTGGTCCGCGAGTATCCCCACGGCGTCATCCTGGAGAATCCGGTCCAGGCCAACGCTTTAGGCCTCGCCCGGGCGGCCATGGGGCTCTTTAAGTGAAGTGCTGCCACTTGACAACAGTTGACGCCACTTGACAGCAGTGAAATGAGGTAGGCTATGGCAAAACGAAAAAAGGACCCAACGCGGCTGGGACTCAGGCTTTATCCCGGCGAGGACAATGATTTGATCGAATGGCTGGAAAGCTTAGAAACTCAACAATACGGGCAGAAAACCCTGGCTATCAAAACAGCCTTACGGCAAGGGATAGGACGAGGAGCAACCACACCCTCAACCGACCTGGATCTGAACCAGATCCGGGCCGTGGTCGAAGCCGGCGTCCAAAGCGGCTTCCTGCAAGCCTTGACCCGGCAAGGAGCCACCATCATTCAAACCACGCCGGCGCCGGCCCAAGAGGAATCCTCGCTGCTGACCCATATGGTCTCCGGGCTCATGCTGGAGGAGGATGAAGAATGAACGAACTACTTTTACAAGTCTTGATCGACCGCCAGAAAGAGCTGGACCTGATCGACGCCGACTTCGCCCAACTCCTGGGATTGAGCCGCCCGCTCTGGCGAGCCATCAAAGGGGGGCGGCGGGAAATCAGCCTGCGCCTGGTCCGGGGCGCCCTGCAAGCCTTCCCCGACCTGGAGCCCGTCATTCTGGGCTATCTCCGTTCCGCCGGCAACTAAGGTCTGCAATAAAACCAGGAGTAATACAGCAAATCATGTCTAAATAAATTCCCCGGGTACACCAGGTACCAGACATATAAGGGTTTTGCGCGGGGGGTACCTGGAGTACCCGGTGTACCTGGGCAAAGTTTCCTATCATTATTCCGGCTGCACCTTAACATTTTAATGACAGTTTTTTTCAAGGAGGGCACACACCCATGGCTCAATCCGTTGCCGAACACGCAATCCGCTTAGTCCTGGCCCACGCCGGCGCCGACCCGGCGACCTGCTCCCTGCCCCGGTTGGATCGACAGGCCAACATCATGGTCCAAAGAACGCCGGACAACCTCTACATCATCCTCATGGCTCCCAAGGGGCGGGATTCTCCGCTGGGCGCGACGATGGGCCTTGTGATCGGCACGGTGGTCGAGCTGAACCTGACCGAAGCCTGGATGCTGGTCCAGACGGAGCCCGACGAGGCGCCGCTCAAAGTCTGGGGACCGGCGGGCCGCCTGGCGCAAATCGTGAGGGGCAATGAAGTCTGGGCTCAGGGCCGGCTCTGTGCAGAAGGCGTGAAAGCCTCCTATGTGATCGTCACGGCTATCGGAGAGGGCGCATGTACAACGAAGTGCTCTTGATCGGCTGGATCGTGCGGCCGGCGGAGCTGAAGCAGCCCGGCAGTGGAGAAAAGCACTTTGCCTCGACCAGTCTGAGCACCAAGCGCCGCTGGCGGGATCTCAACGGGATGGCACAGGAGAAAACGACCTTTCACACCATCGAGGCCTGGGAAGATCGGGCCCAGATCCTGGCCGAAGCCGCCCCCGGCGATTTGATTATGGTCGAAGGCTACATCGAGAACGAGGTCCACGACGGCAAGTTTCATTCCTCGGTGGTCGCGCAGAAGATCATGCGGCTGAAAACCAAGGACCAGGGCCGGCTGACCCGCCGGGGCTCGCTGGTGGACATCGTAGAGAGCCTGGACGATCACGATCGGGAAGTCATGCTGAAACTCTTGCTCAAAGCCATGGGAAGGAACTGAAGACTAAATGACGCTGCTCCGCCTTGAATTGACATCGCTCTACCAATATCACCCGGAGATCCGGCCGCCGGCGGTTTACCTGACCGGGCAGGAAGTGCTCCGCCTCTGCCGAGCCTTGATCGACCTCCCGGAGCCGGAAATGTACGAGGATTTCATCGCCGGCCTGACCCCGGCGCCGTCGGAGGCCCCGCCCGGGTACGTCGATCCCACGCGGGCCTACTCCGTGCTCCCCGGCGGCTCGATCCTGTTGGGAACCACGGTCAACCGGTGGATCGCCGCGCTGATCGAACAAGGGGCCGCCGTGGAATTCCTGGCCCTGGCCCGGAGCCTGCGGATCGAGTCCGCGCTGACCGCTGTAGAAAATCCAATTTCTCCGGCGGAGGGCCGGAGTCACGAAAGGAGTCCGATGAACTGGAAACGTATTTTGATAGGGTTGAGTCTGGTCGCCATTGCCGGCAGTTTCGTCGCCGGCCTGCTGATCGCCCGTGAATTTCCCGAGCGCTTCCGCTGGATCGCCGGCTTTCCGATCGCCGGCCGCTACATCCAGGGCCACGCAGGCCTGGTCCGGGCGCAGGTGCTGGAATCGGGCGAATCAGGCCTGGGGGACATCATCGACGTGCTGGCCCATCCGGAAATTGTGATGGAAACCGACGATGCCCGCGCTGCCATGCTCCTGCCTGGCGATTCCTTCATTGCTTACTGCCAGATCACCGGGGACGGTGCCTCGCTCCGCATCCACGGCTGTCGGTTCATCCCGGTGGTGGATCGAGAAGTCGTCCCGCCGCAATGAGCGAGCCGAAGGATTGAGACCATGGAAAAACCAATGGATTCTCCTTTGCATCGCCCGGCGTTCCGCTACCACGGCTCGAAATGGCGGCTGGCCGATTGGATCATCGAAAGCTTCCCGCCGCATGAA